TTCTTTAAATGATTTTGGTTGGAACGAAAAGAAAATTAGCAGAATTGATAACAAGTTAATTGAGTATGAAGTAACTTATTATATAGATGATAAGTGGGCAAAAGAAATTAGAGTAAGAGATTATTATGTAGTAAGAGGATTTGAGGAAGATGAGGAAAACAGAATTTTAGCATTAAAAAATCCACGAAACATAATGGTTGGTGGAGGCAATACTGAACTTTTTGCAACTGATTATATGGGAAGTTTATATATAGAGCCAACTGATGAAGATTTTGAGTATATAAAAGAGGCTTGTATAAAAGCTTTAAAAGAACAAGGATTTGAAAGTGTTGAAGATTATATAGGAGGAAATGATGATGAATAGTAAAGATTTAAAAGAAATGGTTGAAAAGTTTTATCAATATACAATAGAAATATCTATTACAGAAGATGATTTACTAGGTAGAGAATATTTTAAATTAGAACAACTTGGTATTGATATGGAAGAAATTGGAGAAAATGTTTTAAAAGAAGAAGTTTACAAAGGCATATTATACGATTTAATATTTAATGTAAATGGCATTAAAAATCAATTATTAAATGATTTGAGTAGTGATTTATTTGATGAGGGCGATTTAGTATATATTAAAGAGATATATAAAGAGTTAAAAGATTTTGGAATTGACATTTATATTGAAGAATTAGAAAAATAATTTGTAAAATTTATAAAATTTATAAAATTTATAAAAATTTCTTAAAAAGTGTTGACAAATAAGAATAAATGTGTTATAATAAAGACATAATAAAGAAAGAGAGGTAAAGATTTATGAAAGTTTATATTGTTTTAGGACATTATGAAGATAATGATAATAGTTTTGCAATGGTAGGGCAATATGGAGTGTATAGTACACTAGAAAATGCTAAAATAGAATTAGAAAACATTAAAGAAGAAACTATTACAGACTGGAAAAACGAGTATGATGAGGAAGTAGAAATTACTGTTTCACAAGATGAAAGACATTTAATAATAGAAAACGATTATGATTGTGTTTGGGAATTTGAAATCATTGAAAGAGAGGTTAGATAATATGAATTTAGAAATATTAAAAGAAAAAGGTATTTTGGAAAGTTTAAAGGACTTTACAATGGGAGATATGAAATGGTATGCTAACAAGTACATTGCAGATGATTTAGAAGTTGGTGGAAAATACAATTTTAATGGTAGAAGTAGTGTTCATTATGTAATTATTGAAAACATTAAAAAAGGATTACACGAACTATATGGTAAATATTCAATAGACTATGCTGATATGTTTAAATTATTTGGAGTTTATACTTGGCATTTAGAAGTGAGTATTGAGTGTGATAGTGTTGGAGAGTTTAAGTATATAGGTAATTATAATTTTGGAAAAAAACAGAGAAAAAATGCTAGTATTTCAAATAGTGAATTTGAGATGACTGAACTACCTACTTTTGAATTTGAGAGCTTTATAAATGATGATATGAGTGTATATGATTATTTAATAAGAACATTGAACTATAAAAAAGATATGACTATACAACACTATAAAAATGAAATTGAAAGCTATAAAATGAATATAAAGAATTGTAAGAAAATGATTGAGGATTTGGAAAATTTAGAATTTTAAAATTTTTTTGAAAATGTATTGACAAAATTGATTGAATATGTTATAATATAATCATAATAAGAAAAGGGAGGAATTTTGAAATGGTAGATTTTAGAATTGAAGAAGTTGGGGAAAGTAGTAATAAGATAGTATGGTTAGGTAAGAAACCTAAAATGACTATGAAGAATTTAGTAAGATTATATAAGGAAGTGCCTTTCTACTCTACAAGTGGAAAGAGTGAACAATGTAAACAATTTGGAGATGATTTGAAACGAGCTTTAAAAAATGATTTAGGAAGTGATTATAAAGTAGAAGTTAGTATTGGTCATTTTGGAATAAGTGGATTTGTAAGTAAAAATGATTTTTATGTATATTTTAGTGTAGAAGATTTAAGAGATGATGACAAAGGATTTAAAAATGTTTTATACAGAACGGCAGAAAATAATGAAGATTTTAGGGGTGGAAGTAATAGATTTTGTAATTTAGAGGATTTAGTAGTAAGAATTAAGGATTTATTAGAAAAACAAGCTGATTATGTTGTTAAAGAAATTTTAAATACAAGGAGAGTATAATAATGGTTAAAGTTGGAGATATTGTAGAGTTTAGGTGTATTAGTTTAATTGAAGATGAGGATTTACAAGGTGCTATACTAGATACTGGAAAAGATAAATATACTGTTGTTGAGGTTGACAAAGAAAGTCGTTTATTTTGGGTTGAGGGTATTGAGTATGCGATAAGTTTTGATGAAAATTTTGAAGTTATTTAGGAGGTGTTATTTATGAGAAGATTGGACTATAACATTGTTTTTGTAGATGATAATAATGTATGTTATGGAATTTTAAAAGTTAATACGATATTTGTAGAGAGTGCTATTCATTTAAGAATTGAAAATATTATAAAAAGATTATTTGGTAACAGAAAAACATTTTTTGAAGATTTTAGTGCGAATATTAGCAAGGTTATTGAAGAATTGAATAAAGATGAAAATATTGATACAGAATTTGAATATAATAATGTGAGTGTATTTAATGTTGATAAAGTATTTGATGACATTGATTTTGAATATACTGAAAAAGACATTTTGGAAGTTGTTTATAATATTATAAATATGCTAGACAATAATATTGATTTAGGAATAACTGGTATTGGAGAAAGTTTACGAGATTGGTGCGAAAATGGAGCAACTTTTGAGATGACAGAAAATGTTACTGATGAAGAAATCAAGGCTAGAAATAATATTATGGGTTATTTGGAAAGTGGTGCTGATGACTTAACAACTAAAATTTATAAATTGTATATGAGATTAGAAGAAAGGGAAACATATATATAATGAAAGGATTAGATAAAGAAGTTAAAAGTAAATTAGGGTATGATTTAGATATTGATAGAAAAAAAGAATATGTAACGGCTACTGAAAGACAATACTTTTATTTTGCATTGCAGTATGCAATAGAAAATAAGATTGATTTTGTAAAAGTTGGTAGAATTAAATATAAATTTGATTTTGATAAGTTGGTTGTAAGTATTGGGCATAATAGAGATTATAAGGGTAATATTATTACAGTTTTTGATGAGTATAAGATGAAAAAGATATAATTTCTAAAAAATTTATTAAAAACTATTGACAAAGTTGATTAAGTGTGTTATAATATAATCATAGTTAAGAAAAAATATATTAAAAAGGTGGTTGATTGATTATGATTAAAGAAATGAACGCAGTAAAAGTTGGTTATAATGAATTTGCTAATATTGAAACATATTGTATTATAACAATGATAACAAAAGGTGGTAAGAAATTATATTTACAACACGATAAAGACATTATAAAAAACAAAAAGGTTGTAAAAGAAATTTTCAAATGGTCTTTTGATAGAAGTGAGGCAACTTGGTTTGAAGATTATGAGAGAGCTGATGATTTTTGTAAAGGCTATTTCAAAAACTTTACAGATTATAACATAGAAGAATTTGATACTATTATATAGGGGAAATCCCCCTATATATAGAAAACAAATTATTTTAAATTTTTTTTATAAATTTTTGAAAAAAATTCTTAAAATGTATTGACAAAATTGAAATAGTATGTTATAATACAGTTACAGTCAAACAAAGATGATTGAATTTATTAAATGGAGGATTTGTAATTATGAGTAAATTATATGGAAGTGTTACAAACAGAATTTTAGAAAATGGAGATAGTAAGAAAATTGAAGTTGGAGAGGGTGCTACTATTTATATGTTTAGCGACAGAATAGCTTGTACTGTTGTTGAAGTAATTAGTAAATGTAAGGCAGTAATTCAAAGAGATAATGCTATAAGAATAGATGATACTGGTGCTTATAGTGAAATGCAAGATTATAGATACGAAAAAAATGAAAATGGTATGAAGTATGAAATATATTGTAGAAATGGTATTTGGAGGATTAAAGACAGTAAAGAAAAGGTTATTATCGGTAAAAGAGAAGAATATTACGATTATACATTTTAGTATGAGGGGAGAAATCCCCTTTACAATATATAAAAGATTTGGAGGTAATGTAAAGTGATAACAAACAAGGATTTAGAAGTGTTAATTAAAATGGAAAACCTTATAGGTATTAAAAGTAAAGAGTTATTTGGTAAGAATAAAGATAAGAGTGTTATTGTTAAATGGTTTGATGATACAGAAACTGTTATTACAGTTGAGGACTTTTTAGATTATATGGTGGTTATTGAGAAGATTATTGAAGATAAGAAACGATTAAGTGATAAGAGTAATAAGTATAATAAGGAAAATAAAGAATATCATAAGATAATGAATAGTATTTCATATTTTAGAAAAAATGGTAATAGTGAAAAATTGGAATTTTGGGAGATGAAGTTGAGAGAGTATAAAGAGAAAAAAATTTAAAAAATTTTGAAATATCTATTGACAAAATTGAGTGAGTGTGTTATAATATACTTATAATAAAGAGTGAGGTGTTTATTATGAATATTGATATTAAAGAATTAGACAGTAAGTTATTAGAATGTAAGAGTTCTAAACAAGTCATCAAGCTACTTAAAGATTTAGGTATTAAATACAGTATAGATGATGAAATGGTTGATACGGCTATTAGAAATGGAACTCCAAAGACAAAAGCTATTTGGGTTGATATAATGATTAGTAGGTATAGTAAGATAGTGATAGATTATAGTAAGTGGGACAAATGTTTTGAAACTAGAAAATATCACACAGTTGTTGATATTCCTAATGGTAAAAAAAGAGTAATCCCTACTTGTTATGGGTTTACAACAGAAATTGATGACTATGATACGATAATTTTAGAATAGGTGGTGTTTAGATATGTATGTTTTAGAAATTAGAGAGGAAAGTAAAAAGTATAAATATAATAAGAATAGCAACTTTAAGTCTTTTGAAGATTTTGAGTTTTTGATGAGAGAAAAAGAAAATATTGAAAACGATTATAAAAATAAAGGGATTGAGGTTGTATGTATTGTTTATAAGATTAGCAATAATGGTAAGGAAGTTACTAGATTGACTAACAGAAGTCAATATAAGGTAGTTACTGATTTTGACAAAGAGTATAGAATAGGTTGGAAACAATATTGCTCCGTTAGAGAGAAATTAGTTGAAAATAATATTAGAGATTTTTATGTTGATAATAATATATTATATATTAAAAATGGGGAAGATATTATTGAGGTTGAAATGGTAAGAAAAACCCCTCGTTATGAAGTGAGAAAAAATGGGGTTGTGGTATATGATAGTATAACAAGTCAAAATGAAGTCATTGATAAAATTTTTAATAAAAATGGTAATAAGTTGAGAAAAAGATTTGTAAAAGATGAGTGGGGTATGTTTTATAAAGGTTAATTTTTGTTGGAATATTATTGAAATATTTAGGAATTTTGAAGTTGTGATTTTGAGTTGTGAGGTTGGATTTTAAGAGGGTTTGTAGGGTAGAGGTAGGTAATTTGTTGTTTATGTGTGGAATTTTTATTGTAGAGGATTGTGGTGTGTTTTAGAGGTATGTTGTGAGGTATTGTTTTTTAGATTTTTTTGTTGTGAGGTATGAAATTTTTGAGGTTATTTTGAAGTTGTTTTTAGGTGTAAGATTTTTGGAATTTTTGTGTTGTGGAAGTGTGGGATTTTGTGGTATGTTGTGGGAGAGTGTGGAGAATTTTTGTTTGGTGGGAGAGTGGTGTTGTTGTGGTGTGGAAGTGTTGATTTTTGGGGATTTTTGAGGTGTTGTTTTTGTGGTGGTATTTTTAGGAATTTTTGAAGTTGTGGGGTAAGTTGTGGGAGCTACAAATTTTCACAACAAATTTTTCAAATTCTAAAATTTTCAAATTCTAAACTTTTTACTACTGATGCCACAATACCGAACAAATGTTCGCCCTACCATATTCTCCATATCATAAATACGAACAAATGTTCTCTCCTCAAATTCACAAACAAATGTTCTCCTAACGAACTCGATAAACAAATGTTCTATTTTTCATTTTTTGAATTTTTGATTTTTTGATTTTTTGATTTTTAATTTTTTATTTTTTTATTTTTTTAATTTTTTAATCCTCAAATTTTCATTTTTTAATTTTTCAATTTTTAAGATTTTGATTTTCTCGTTTTTTAATTTTAAAATCCTAATCCTCAATTTTTGAAATCCAATAGCAGAAATCCTACCCTAATATCTCAAAAAATAGGTAAACATATTATGTAAACCAATTTCTCTACAAAACATTATGGTAAACCTTATTATGTAACGACATTATGTAAACCAATTCACTCTACTTTACATAATTCATTTTACAACAAAACCTTGAAACCATTGATACTACTACATTATGTGGCACGACCACAAACAGATATTCTAAAAAACAACATTGAACAAAAGCCATATTTTGTGCAATGTTACATAACACAGAAATTATATAAAGTTGTTATGTAGACCTAGCAAGGCTACTATTTATAATACCGAACAAATGTTCTTACTTTACAATCGAACAAATGTTCGCCTATATATAACACGAACAAATGTTCGTATAAAGAATACCATAATAACAACCGAACAAATGTTCGCCTTAAAAAAATTAAAAAAAATACTTGACAAAAATAGCCTATTGTGGTATAATGTATTTGGTGGAAAGCGACCACTTCGTGATAAGTCGCCCCTTAAAACGATAAAAAGTAACAATTTGAGATATTTGAAAGTAATTTATATAAATAGTGCTATAATGCAAACCATAGGGTAAACCCCTAATTTGTTAATAGCTTTTTTACTGATACTCTAATAGGCAACTTGACCTATTAGAGTATTTATTTTGTTTTCTACTTAAAATCTACCTAAAATCTTTAAATAATGAACTCTACAATGCCCCACAATGAATTTTAAAATTATAGATAACAAATTATATACCTTAAAAAGTAAAATCCTTATAATTTGATTGTAGAGCTTTGTAATTTACTGAATAATGCTGAATTGTTTTAATTATTCTATAATGAGCTACATAAATTGTTATTTTGAATTTTTGAATAGTAATATATTGATATTTTAATATTTTGATATTTTGATGAATTGAAGTTGAAATCCGTTAATTGTTATTTTTAATTTTTGGAAAGCTGAATTGATAATTGAAATCCATAATCCTTAATTTTTAACTTTAAAAATTGAAATCAAAAATCCTTAACTGGAACAGTAATAGAAAATACACAGAATTTTGCAATAATGTAAACACACTAATCGGCTGGAATTTTACATAATAGAAAATGTGGAACTTTGTACCATAAACAACATACAATACCAACTGGAATTTATGCAGATTAAAAAGTTATCCACAGAGTTATCCACAACCTGTGGATAACTTTTTCTACTTTTTTACATATATATAAGAAGAAAATTTTTTTGAAGAAATTTTGAATAAAGTATTGACATAGTGGAATAAATATGCTATAATAAGAGTACAGTAAGCGAAAGGCTACTGAATATATAAAATAGAGGAGATTTAAGTTATGAGTACTAGAAGTTTTATTAGAGGAAAAGTAAAAGAGTATAAGAAAATGTTAGAAACATTTAATGCACCTGAACATTGTTTTATGGAGAATAAAACAGAGTATAATAATATTGTAGAGAAAATTGACCAAGCCGTAGGGCATTTAATGTTGACAGATTTAGAAATTAAAGATATTGATTTCTTAATATACAAAAAGATAAAATTATCAATAAATGTTTTTCATTTAGAGTGGGGAATATATACAAAAGAAATGGAGATAGACTTGTATTAGTCTATCCTCTATAAAAAATTTTTAACTTTTTTATAAAAAAGTGTTGACAAAATGAAATAAATGTGTTATAATATAATTACAGTAAGGGAAAGCCCTACTGAATAAAGAAATTGGAGGAATAGAAAATGTATATTAAAAAAGATTATGGTTTTGAAGATTTAATGGATAATAGTTGGAGTGGTGCAGTTGATACACTAGAACAAGTTGAAGCTTCTAATATGGAAGAAGAACTTATGGAATTATTAGAAGAAATATTTGGAGATAGCACACCAACAGAAACAGAAGTAAATGATTATTTATGGTTTAATAGTGATGAGATATTTGAAATGTTAGGAATAAACACAGAAGAAGATGATGATGATGAAGATGATGAAGATGAGGAAGATAGCTAATAGCTATCTTTTCTCTATAATATATATAATGTAAATTGTTTTAAATTTTTTATAATAATGTATTGACAAATTGAAATAAATATGTTATAATATAATTATAGTAAGGAAAACTTATTAAAATATAATTATAAAGGAGATTAAGCTATGGAAACAGTAAACATTGAAAAAGAGCTAAATACTTTACAAAACGAGTTAAGGGGAATAAATGTAATGGACTTAACAAACGAGGAATTTGAAAATTACAAAAAGAAAGCCGATAGAGTAAAATACCTAATGAACGAGTTATATAATTTTAAAAGAGTATAACATTAAAGAGGTAGACTTGAAAAGGTTTACCTCTTATAAAAAATTTTAAATTTTTTTGAATAAACTATTGACAAAATGGAAACAGTATGCTATAATATAATTATCAATTAAATATTGAAATATAAATTTAAAGGAGAGATTGTTATGAAACATTTAACAAAAGGACAAGAAAAATGTGCAAAAATCATTGACAAGATTAAAGAGGAATGGAACGGACTAGCAAAAGACTTTTATATATGTTATAGTGTAAAAGAGTTAGCTTATAAAGTTTGTTACGATTTACAAGAGGTTTATAACGACAAGGCAATGGACTTATTTATTCAATGTAAAATAGTAAATGATAAATTTAAAATACTATTTGAAATTGAAAACGGTGTATATTTTATATTTGATATATGGTGGACTAAAACAATGTACGGCGATAGTGGACTACATATAGGCAATGCTACATTGAACGGAAAATGCCCTAATGGTTATAAGGATATAGAGGTAGTATTAGAAGATAACGAGGAAGAAGAATAGAATAAAAGGGTGGTAGCAATACCACCTCTCTTTCTATTTTAAAAAGCGAACAAATGTTCTTGTTAAAATGTTCTTTGTGGAACACGAACAAATGTTCGGTACTCCCAAAGGCGAACAAATGTTTTGGTATTGACAAACTTGACAAAATGTGTTATAATAAGGATAATGGAAAAGGTGCGTCAATTTTGCGAACGTCCGTTCGACCGTAAAAATTTTTTATTTTTTTTGAATAAAGTGTTGACAAATTGGAAACAATATGTTATAATATAATTAGAAATTGAGAAAAGGAGATTTTGAAAATGAACGAATTTAAAACATTAGCAACTTATAAAGGAGATATGGTTATGCTAACAGATGTTAGTTATAACAAAGCTTGTTACTATTTAGATAATAAACTTGCAGAGAATAACGACAAGATAATAAATTGTATGGTAGACAAAAACGATTTAAACAGAATTTTAATCTTATCACAAAAACACAGAAATTTCTTATATTATGAAGATGTAGGAATTTTAGTAGAGGAGATGTAGGAATTATGGAAGATGTATATGTATTATTTAGAAGAATAAATGATAAATACGGTTGTTTAGAAGATAACGAAAAAGATATTGTAGGAATATTCGCAACAGAAGAACTAGCAAACAATAATAGAGATTTACTTAAAAAAGAAGATACACAAAATAGATACGAAATTTGGGTTGAAAAATACGAATTGAATAAATTAGAAAATTTTTAATAAAAAGTATTGACAAAGTGAAATTTATGTGCTATAATATATTTAGAAATTGAGAAGAGGAGATGTAGGAATTATGGAATATCAAGAAATTAACGATAGTATTAAAGAGGAAGTTTTACAAGAAAGACTTGCAGTTATTAACAAATTTCTAAAAAACAGAAGAATATACTTTACATTAGAAAGAGAAAATACAAACGATATATTCCAATATACTTTAAGAGGAATAAACAGAAAAACAAATGAAGTTGAAAGTGTAAGAATTTTAATTGACAAATATTCTACACTACAATATATCAACGGTTTTGAAAAAGCATTAGATTTTTTTGCTTAATGCTTTTTCAAAAAAATTTATAAAAAAGTATTGACAAAGTGGAAAATGTATGTTATAATACATTTATAATCAATAAGAGTTGATTAAATTTAAAATAAAGGTAGGTATTTAAAATGAAAGTAACAGAATTAAACAGAGAACAACTAACAGAATTAAAACAAAGATATTACACAGAAAAAAACGAAAGTGTGAGTTATGGAGAACTTGCAGATATTGACAGTATAGTAACAGATAACGAAATTTTTGAAGAATATAACGGTATAGAGTTTACGGAAGAAGATTTTTTTAGTAGTGTGAATAATACAGTAAAAGAAGATTTTGCCGAAATATTTAGAGATGTAGAAGAAAATGCAAACGATTTTGAAACATTAAATATATCTTTTGAGATTTTAAAAATTGCAAGAGATAGACTAGATAAGGACTTAAACGACAAAGAGATAAACGCAGAATATACGAAATTAAACGATATTATTAAACAATTAGGTAATATCATAAACAGTTATAAATAAGGGAATAGAGCCTAAAACTCTATTCCTAGAAATAAAAATTTTAATTTTTTTAATATTTAGTATTGACAAAGTGGAAATTGTATGCTATAATATAATCAAGTTAAGCGACAGAGCTTAAAAATTTAATAAAAAGGTGGTAATTGTTATGGAAATTAACAAAGAAGAATTTTGTAGAAAATTTAATTATGGAGATGTTTTTGGACTAGATAATTTAGGAAAACAACTAGACAAACTATTTAATAGTATATGCGAAAAAGAAAAAGAAATTATGAGAAAATGGAATAGTACAGAAAATTTAGAACTAAAAAACGAACTAAACAAAGATATTAAGATGTATGAAAAAGAGCAAGAAGATATATGTAGAGCCAAAGCAGTTTTGGAATTAACAAGAAGTGCGAACTCTATACTTATAGAAACAGAAACTTGCAAATATGCAAATGATTTTTACGAAAACGCAGGAACTTTATATCATAGTTTATTGAATAACTTATTAGATTTAGTAGGTATTGCACAAGAAGATTTTGAAAAATACGCAGTATAAAAAAAAATAAAAAATTTTCAAAAAAGTATTGACAAAGTGGATTGAATATGTTATAATATAATCAAGTTGAGGGTAGCAACACCCTTAACAAATATAAAATAAAGGTAGGTAATAGTTATGGAAACTAGAAAATGTTTAAACGGTAAATACGAATTTATCAATGAGTACAAAAACACAAGAAACGGTTTTGCACACAAAACAGTATTATTAAGGAATGGTTACGAAGTAGCAGATAACACTAATCATTATTTAAACAGAACGTGGGAGTGTTACAGATACCAAAGTGTTATGCAAGGTTGCATAAGTGGACTAATCAATGAAAAACTAAACAGATACATTGAATTAGCAAAACAAAGATACAATATAAAAAGATTATCTAAAATGAAAAAAGAAGAACTTTTAGTAAGTTTTGAGGAATTGAGCGAAATTAAAGAATTAAGAACAGTCTATAAAGAACTAGAATTGAGCAGAATATAGGGTGCAAAGCCCTATATTCTAAAATAAACGATTTTTTGAAAAGGTAGGTATAAGATAATGGAAGAATTTATAAAAGAGCTTATAAACGATTTAGAGAAGAAACAAAGCGAAATTTATAGTGATGTAGAAGTATTAGAGGGTAAAGAGCAGTACAAAGAAGGTTTTGTAAAAGGCTATGTTAGAGCTTTTGGTTTAGCTTTATTGATAGTAAGAGAAGATTATAATTTTTACAAAGGACTTGAAAAATATAAAAAAGAATTAAGAGGTGGAAAAAATGAAAAATAGAATTTTTGAATTTTTAGGAATTATAATTTTGATTTTTGGGTTATTATATCTTAATATGTTTACTATAATGTATAACATAAAAGTAAAAAGTGTTGAAAACGGTGGACTTATGCTATCAATTTTTGGTCAAGATTTTTGTTATGAGTACACAGTAGAAGAATAATTGATTTTTTGAATTTTTAATTTTTAGAATTTTGATTTTTGATGTTTTGAATTTTTAATTTTTATGTTTTGAAAAGGTGGTGTAATTTTGCTATTTATAATCTTAAAAATAATAATTGCTATTGTAGGTGTAATAATTTTAGGAAATTAAATTTTTTAATTTTTTTAATAAAAAGTGTTGACAAAGTGAAAAATGTGTGTTATAATATAATCAGAGTTGAGGAAAACGACTTAAATATAAAATAAAGGTAGGTAAGAATTATGATTATATTTTATGAAGAAAACGGAAAAAGAGTTGACAACAGACATACAGTAGACATTAAAAATAGAATAAGTTATGCAAGTGCTATTCAAGTCAATGCAGATGGCACTTATGAAGAAGTAACTTATATGACAGACGATATGAGAACTTATAGAAATGAGGCAATTATAGATACAACAAAAGAAGAGGAAGAAACATACAGAAAATACCGTAGACAATTTAGAAAAGGCGATAGAGTAATAATTGCAAGAGGTAGAAAAATGAAGGGCGAAACTAAAATGGTTGCAAGTATTTTTACATATAGACCTCAAGGCACTTATGGTTGGAATGATATTGAATATCTATTATTCACAGACCACACAAAAGTAAACAAAGAACATTGCGATTTTGTATAGAAATATACAAAGTCGCAAGACTTAAAAAATTTTTCAAAAAGTATTGACAAAGTAAAATTTATGTGCTATAATATAGGCAGAGTTGAGGAAAACAACTTAAATTTATTAAAAGGTAGGTACAAATTATGGAAAATGAAGAAAATGAAAAATACTTAACATTTAGTCAAGCAAAAGAAATTGTTAGAGAACTAGCAAAAAGTCAAGGGTTCTATTGTAGATTATTAAAAACTCTTGAATGGATAGAAGAAAACGACAAAGAGCAACTGGAAATACTTGAAGAAGATTTTGCATTTAATAAAGTTAAAACAGAACTAGACTTAATATTTTATTTTGAAGTGTAGAGGATAGGGCGACAAGCCCTATTCCTAAAAATAAATTTTTGAATTTTTGAAAAGGTAGGTAATAGAAAATGAATAGAGTTAATGTAGAAGTTGAAAAAGGGAAATTTTTAGAATTAAACGAGGAACAAGCCATTGAACTAGCAACTAAAATGTATTTTGAGAATAAACAAGTAAAAATCAATAATAAGATTTTTGATGTTATGAATTATGGAAATTATAGAGTAAAAGCAGAATTGATATAGCAGAACGATAATACAAAAATAATTTCAGTAATAGAATTTTTGAAAATTAAATTTTTAGATTTTTAGAATTTTAATTTTTTAGAATTTTAGATTTTAAATTTTAGCAAATCAAATTTTTAGAATTTTAAATATATTATTTTTAGATTTTAGAAAACTATTATTTTTAGATTTTAGATTTTAAAATTTTAAAAGTTATGATATATATATTCCTTTATTTTTATATATAACAAGCCTTGTAAAATATAACTTGCAAGGCTTGTTAAAATTTTTTTTGCAAATTTTAAATAAAGTATTGACAAAGTGGAAATAATATGTTATATTATAATTGCAAGTTGATTAAAGCGACTTGTAAATATATAAAATAAAGGTAGGTAATAGATATGAAACTATTAAACAAATTATTTAAAAGTAAAGTAAACAAATTTACTTTATATGTAGGCTTAAATGATAAGGATAGCAGAACTCAAAAAGTAACACTTGCACAAGCTAAAAAAACAATTAGCAGAATTTTAGCAATAAACGAGATAGAGGGTGCAACATTCTTAAAAGCAGAGGGTTTATATACTTATATAACAGATAATAAAACAGAGCTTGAAAATACTTATAAAATCGAGATACTATTCGCAACAGATAATCAAATCAATAATGCAGTTGCTAAAATTAAAGAAGTATTAAATCAAGAGAGTGTAGCAGTAGTTAAAGAGAGAATAAACAGTAGCTTAATATAGCTACTGTTTACAAATAAATTATAAAATAAGGTGGTAATATTTATGAATAATATTGATATGTTAAAAGAGGAACTAGCAGAACTTAAAAACAAGCTAGAAACTAGCACAAATAAAACAGATGTTAAGAACTTAAAAAACGAGATAACAGAACTTAAAGAGTGCATACAATATGCAGAGATAGAGCAAGGGTTCGCAGATAATTGTTTTTGTGATAATTACGGTTTTTGTAATGGTACAAGTTGTAAATATTATAATAATTGTAAATGCTAGTAAACATAAAAAGATAATCTAAAACAGATTATCTTTTTTTTTATTTTAAAATTAAATATATAAAAATTAAAATCTTTATGTTTTAAATGCCACTAGAACGCACGAGGTTGACCGTAGAACGATTTTTTTGTGTTTATGGTATAACTTGTTAGGTTAAAATATAAAACGGCTTAAAATTGATTTTAGAAGTTTATAAATGTAAATTTTAAAATTGTAAAATGTTTATATATTATAAATTGATATAAAATTGCTATAATGTAAAATTTTAAAATGCAGATTATAAATTGATACAATAATGCTATAATGTAATTTTTATAATATGAATTGATACATAATTGCAGTAATAGGGTAGTTTATACATTATAAATTGATATAAAAAAATCAGTAATACAATTTTTGAATTTTTAGATTTTTGATTTTTAGATTTTTGAAAAACTGAATTTTTGATTTTTTGATTTTTGGAATTTTAGATTTTTGAATTTTAGAATTTTAGATTTTTTGTTTTTTGAAATTATATCTACTGGAAATATATCTACTGGAATTATATCAATTAAAATTTTATTTACTGGAAATGCTACTAATAAAGCACACTACAAAAAAAATATTTCATATATTACAAAAAACTTTCAAAAAATGTTGACAAAAAAAATCAATAGTAGTATAATAATAAGTGTAGGGAACAGAAAATACCGTTCATAGAACGAACGTTCGCTACTAAAAATAAAGGAAAGAGAGGGATTGCAAATATGAGCAATTATGAAAAGTGGCAATATGCCATTAAAAAACTATTAGGAAAAGAGGATTTTGAAAACTACAACGAACTAATGAGGGAACAAGGCAAGATTATCTTTATAGAGGAACTAGAGGAACAAGACAACGGATTTTTTGAAAGATATTTTTTGAAACAAGCTAGTAAATACTTAAAAATATATATTGATACTGAAAATGTAATTTTACTAGAAAGCAACGGCAGAGGTTTAAATATTAGTTATGTAATGTATGAGGATAATTTCGGCAGACAATGGCAAATCCATAAAAATATGGTTGGCAAGTATGAGATAACTGAAAGCTATAAAATATTTTATTAAATAGTAAAATGCAAGGGATTTTAAAATCCCTTGTAAATATATTTTATAAAAAGTGAGGTATGTAAAAGTGAGAGAGGAAATTTTAGAGGAAATTAAAAAATGTAGTGGTTTATATGGTTATGTTGCTAATAACTATTACAAGCTAACTAAAGAGGAATTAAAGGAATTATTATTAAATGCTATATATGTAGCAGATGATGACCAAAAAATAATAAATGAAACTATTGATAGAAATAGTTAGAATTGAATAATTGAATAATAAAAAAAGATAGTTAAAAATAACTATCTTTTTTTGTTTATATTTTATTCTACAATAGCACTAGAACGCACGAGGATAAACGAGAATTGATTTTAATAATGAAGTAAACAAGTTATATACCTAAAACACAAAAACGGTTTAAAATTGATTTTAGAGCCTCATCAGATGATATTAAAATAAAAATCGGTTTACTATTCCATAATATAACGATACCATTCTATTATTCAAAAAACTAATCCTTGATATATTCGCATAATATAAACGATACAAAACTAATCCTTGTAATATTCGCATAATGTAATTTACATAAAACGGCAACAAAAAAACTCAAAAAAATTGCAGTTAATATATCTATCAGCAGGAACCGAACATTTGTTTGTAGGGTATGTAATATCTTCAGGAGATACTTATACCGAACATTTGTTTGTATATCTTCAGGAGCAGTCAATATCGAACATTTGTTTGTAAAAAATTTTGGTATTTTTTTATAGTATAATTTTTTTGTTTTTTGATATAATAATATAGTAAAATGTAATAAATTAAAAAAATATTGAATAGTTTTTTGCTTACAGTCGCAAGCATTACAAGATTTTTTTGTAAATATTACAAAAAACTTTCAAAAAAGGTATTGACATATAAAAGTATATCCTATATAATGGATACAGTTCAAGAGGAACGGCACACAAAACAAGCCACTTGAACGAATATATAATAAAGGAGTGGTAACAATGGAGTTACAAAAAAAAGAGTTAAAAGTGGTATATGACCACGCAAAAAGTTTTTACAAAAAAGCATTTTATACAGAGGAGGAACGCAACGACTGTAAAATAGTAAAACTATATAGTTATAATACGGAAGTGCTTACAATTATAGTAAATTTACAAGACAAGTCAAAAAGCTATTATATATGTAATGAATATACAGCATACAGTCCAACAACCTTGCGACACGTTAAAGAGTTGCTACATCAAACATTTACAAGACAAGTCAATGTATATGATATTTTAGAATATGTTGGAATGACAAAAAACAATATAATAAAGTTTACAAGATATAACAAGCCATTACAAATATATCTTGATAGTAAACAAGTAAAGGAGTAAATAAGATGAAAAGATACAAAAGAACTAAAAAAAGCATACTAAAAAGAACATACTATTTTATAAAAGGTCTTGTCTTGCTAGCAATAGCAAGCACAAGCTTATTATATATACTATACATTGCAAGTATAAGCATTATATACTACTTACATAATAGACCAATTAGGTTGAGTGTGTTATCAATAGCAATAGCAATGCTTGCTATGGTCTACGATATAATCGACACAAACAAGCACAAGCAACAACAACACAAGCAAGCACACAAGCACACAAGATAGAACATAAGCGAACACAAACAAACAACGGAAGGAGTGGAAACAATGGAAGATAACAACAACGATTATAGCTTTTTGACTGTTAGTCAAGTTATAAAAAACATTGATAATAGTTATACCGACACAAACGACTTGACAAGCCTTTACAATAGCAATTATATTGCTAATTATGAAATATAGTTTTTAAGTTAGGAGATGCAAAAAAAATGCTTTTTATTATATTAAAGGTCATTATATTTATATTATGTATATGTTTATTAGGTAAATAAGTATATATTTTATGTAAACAATTTATTTTATATATTTTATGTAGACGGGCGAGGTATAGCGAACGCCCGTTTGCTTTTTTGAGCCGTTAGGCGAACAGTTGTTTTTTTTAATAAAACATTTGTTTGGTTGATAGAACATTTGTTCGGTATGCCCCAGTTTTACCAAAACATTTGTTCGGTTTTTCGCATTTGGGCTATATGCACCTACAAAAATTTTCACAAAAAGAGCATCTCAACGATGCTCCTACATCATCCTACATCTTCCTACATTTCTACCTCAATCATCCTTCTCCATATCCTCTACTCTCTTCAATACAAAATTCTTTACATAATCGGGAATCGCCCCCTCATACTCTCCTAAAACCTTCCTTACATATTCTCCTTTAATCCTCTTATAATATTCCCAAGCCTCATCCTGAGTCTTAAAATACTTATGTACACCAGTTCTACACTTTCCATCATCAGTTTTCGTTCCCAAAGGATGTACTCCCCATAATCCTTTATTCTTACTACTACTTACTAAATACATTCCAGTATAATGTTCTCCATTACCTTCCCATCCTTGAAATAACATATTTACTTTGTGAGGAACCAATAAACAGTTTTCAGGACTATAAACCTTATTGCCTTTAACTTTAATATCTTTATCTAATTCTAACCTATCATTACAATCATACCACATTTCCAATATATCATCTACAAAATAACTAAAACACAACCATCTATCGCAAACAGAGCAATCTTCGTATGACTTAAATTCTTTTCTACCTTTTCTAACAACTACTCTATCCAATAAACTATGCCATATATTTGCTATAATTGGGTAATCTTGTGGGACATATTTTTCACCTAAATATCCAACACCACCATAACTTTTGTCGTAAGGAGTAGAAAATTTTCCATTTTCTACATTATAACATCCTTTAGTAAACTTGTAACCGTTATCTAACATTAAAGAAAATGTAGTATTATCTCTATCAAATCCAATAATTTTAGCCTTAGTACCAAGATTATTTTCTACAATATTTCCAACCATTGCTTCTCTGCAAAACATTTTGTCTAATAAAGTAAATCCATTTTGAAACTGTTCGTAGGTAGTATTAAATTCTTCACCATCTACATTTACAATAACGCTACTTTTAGAAAAGAAGTCTACAATAGTAATTACTTTTCCACAATTCAACACTCTACTTTGTCCAACAAACTGTTGTCTATACATCTCTCTTTCCTTAGCTTCTTGCTCAAGTAGCTTTTGCCTTTCTAACCTATCATTTTCTTTTTGAATCTTCTTATAATCACTTTCAATTTTCCCATCTTTAAAATGCTTATAAGAAGCTTTTTTAATAGTTCCATCATCCAAGAATTTTACAACAATATCATCAGCAGAATTATATTCAACAATTTCCATCATACCACAATGACTACTCATCTTTCTTTCGCCAATTCGTTCATCCTTTAGATTTTTTTCTTTTTGTTTTTTTGCATTTTCTTCTAAAATAACTTTATTACTTTTTACAGCTCCATTTTTAAAATCACTATAGCAACATTTTTTTATATCACCTTCAACTTCTACAAAAACATTTTGAGCATTAATATAATCTTTTATAACAACAGTTTCTCCTATAGAATTAATAATTTTTTCTCCGTTGTGTGATTCTCTTACTTTGTCTGATACAGGTTTTAAAAAGTTACTATCTACTTTTGCAGGAGCCACTACACTTCTTTTTTGCCAAGCTCCATATGTTGCTTTAACAATTTCTCCACAATCTTCAAATTTTACATCTAACCTAATTCTTGATTTAATATCAAATCTATCTGTAACATTAACAATAGTCATTTTTCTACCATCTTTATTGATAGCAGTTTCACCAATTATATTTAAAGGTTCTGATAAATTATTAAGCTTAGTGAACCCTTGATTCCAATGCTCTATATCACTTCTGAAATATCTACCATCATCCAACTCAATAATAAGTTTATCTTCTTTTTGTTCTGTAACAGTCAATTTAATATTTCTAACAGGAATTACCTGAGTTTTACCTATATAATTATCCATTTTAAAAACTCCTTTTTCTTTTATTATATCAAACTGACAACTACTTGTCAAGTTAAATAGAAAAAGAAGGGAATTACCCCTTCTCCAACATTCTCTCAACAACACTTAACGTCTCATTCACACCCTTCAATAATCCAATAATCATATCCATCTTATCTTCACTCATTTCTTCACTCTTCCTATATACTCCCTCATTAACACCATTAACATTCTCTAAATTAACCTTCTTATAACTACTTCTATCACTACTATCCATATCTTCTCTACAAATATATCTTACAACAATCTTAACATCATAACCATTTCTACCTAATGCAAACGCTAAAACATTTAATACCCAAACGATTTCCCCACTATAAACTGCACATATCTTTTTATCTTTCCAAATCTTAAATTGACGAGTCTTACTACCAGCATAAATGCAGCTTCTTATAAATGAAGAAGTCTCATCTGTATATAACCTAGGTGAAAAACTTGCATTATGACCAAATCCATAATGTTTTAAAAATTTATCCATTTCTTCATTAAAGTCTGTCTCAAAGTTACTACATTTATTAGTATATTCTACTAATACGTTAGCTATATTCAAATAAACAGATGCCCAAGTAGTTGGACGTTTTACATTTTTCTTTTCACCATTAACATATACTTCAGCACCTATTACTTTAGAATGATGATACCATCTATTCGTATCAAATCCATATCCTTTCTTATTATCAATTACTAACTCTCTAACATTATTCATCTTTAAATACCTCCTAATTATCTTAAAATATCTATAGTGGTATTATAACATCATCTAAAACATCTTGTCAAGTGATTTTAGATAAAAAAATAAAGATGTAAATCATCTTTACATCTTTTTCTTACAAAACACACAAGTATCTTCTATAAACCAACAATTTCCTAACGGACTTAACTTACATTTTTTATCACTTCTAACACTACCTGAAAAGACTTTACTCATTAATATACTTTCAAATCTTTGTTGCTTTCTTAAGGCGCTATCTAACAAATCTCTAGCTTGAGTTACAGAAGATTTAAACATTTGTAATGTAACTCTTTCATTATCTTCTAATTCAAAAATATTTACTTCCCTACATTCACTATCATCTACACTAAATCCTTTAACTTTACCTTTACTATTGACTATTGTATTATCTAAATCCTCAGCATTATCTCTACTACTTAAACTACTATCAAATACTTTAACTTTTTTCTGAATCATCTTTAGCCTCCTTTAGTAATTTAAGAAGATATTTCCCATTTTTAGATTCTTCATTAATAGATATAGTAGCCTCCCCCTCTTTTAACATTTGAGCTAGGGTATATAAGACCATATCTGTATTAAAGAATTCTGTAGAAGTCTTACTCACATCATATACATCTTCTGAATCTAATTTAATTATATTTTTATTATTAGCCTTCTCTAAACCATCATCTGTTAAATGACAACGTAGTCCTTTTAAATCTAATGCGTTATCAATAGCTCTAACAATTCCATTTTCTAACTCTTCACTTATCATCTTAATTATCTCCTAAATTATTATATTCTGGATTATATAACTTATCAATAATCTTACCATACTCTTCTTGTAATTGCAATACATTTTCCCATAAACTACCTATTTGAATGTTCATTGCATCAATTTGTTCTTGTTGCTTTTTAATGGTTTTGTTAAGGTCTATAATACTATTGCTTAATAAAAATATACATATTGTTAATAATACTAATACAATAGAAATCGGTCTAGTATCATTTTTCATTCTTATTACCTCCTACGTATTTCTGGGACATCTAAATCAAAACATCCAGCATACAACATTTTTTCCCAATTTTGAGCTGCTCTAATTTCTTTCCCGAAAGATTTTTCAGGATTTCCATTAAGTAATTCAGAAAACTTAATGCTTCTCCCATTAGATACAACAATTATTTCGTATCCTAGTCCCATAATAAAAGAACTTATACAATGAGTAATTGGTGTTATAATCATTTTTTCTCTATCATCAATAGCTCTACATAAATCACTATAACAAGCTACCTCAATACTTCGAGTACTTTCAGGAAATAAGTCAAAAACTCCATAATCACTATCTAAAATAACAAATATTGTTTTATTCAAAATAACTTCTTCTCCAAACAAAGTAACTTTAGTCATTATTAAGTACCTCCTTAACAGCTTCTGATATTGTTTTCCCATCACTAGCCGCCCCTATTTTAGCTTTTACAGCCTTAATTAAGGTACCCATCCCCTTAATATCATCAATGCCTAAAGACTCTTTCTCAGCCTTTACAATATCTATAACCTCTTCTTTACTTAATTGCTTTGGTAAATACTCTTGAAGAATTTCAATCTCTTTATTAGTTTGTTCTATTAAATCTTCTCTATTTGCTTTTTCAAACTCTTTAATTGCATCATTTTTTTGTTTAACTTGTTTAGATATTATTTCTAATATACTATTATCATCAACCTCTATTTGTTTATCTTTTTCAGTTTGTAGTATTGTAGCTCTAACCATTTGAATAGTATTCTTTTTAATAGTATCTTTATTCTTCATAGCTTCTTTTAGGTCATTCATTAATTTTTCCTTCATCTTCCTCACTCTCCTTTATCATCTTCCCTAAATCATATTCTCCATTTTTACACCCATATCCAAAAGTAATGTGAATTTCTGGAATAACATAATCTTCTCTTATCTCATCAAATCCATTTTCAGAGCGTTTAACAGTAAATTTAGAATATGGAATAAACTCTATTTCTTTACCACACATCTTAAGAAGCTTTTTAAAATTCTTTAAATCTTTTTCGTACACCTTATTACTTTGTTCAATTTCTTTTCGTAGCATCTCATTTTCTTCTTTTAATTTGTTAATTTGTTTATTTTTTTCGTTAGTATCAAGAAATATAACAATTATAAAGGCAATAAACAAAATTATAAACATATACTCCATATTTTTATTCTCCTTTTAATATATCTTCTTTAAAATATTGTCTAAGAGTTTTTATAAGTAAATTATCAAGTAACTCTGTATTAGGCTCTATCCACTCTTCCTCTAACATACTATCTGCTAATTCTTTAGTCCATTCACAAAAATTATCAGCAGTTTCAATAGTTTTTTCTAAACTAGCCTCTGTTTTATTTTCTTTAACAGCTATTAAATCTTCCCTAAACTCTTCCTTAGGATAAAATGTTTCTTTAGTAAGCACTCCTGATTCATCCAAATCAGTAAGTAGGAAGAATAGCCTCATTAGATGCGACAATTGTTTCCCATCAAAGCCATACTTATCAATCTTCCACTTAATAGTAGGATAAGGATGACATAGAGCCTTTCTCTTTTCTAATGTCATACCATAGCAAGCTTTAATTAATCTTGGATAATCAATTATATCATCTCGAATGCTCCTTAACTCATCTAATATTTCTTGATATTTTGGATTAACTATGTAAAAGTCTGTAAATAATAGTTCAATATAAGAGATATTTGCTTTTTTGAACATTGTAAACATTACGCGTATATCTTTTAAGTCAATATGTTCTTGGTTGTCCAAAACCAATGTTTCGCTAATTGGTTCTTTACCTAATATAAATTCATTAAATGTTGGAAGTATAATTGCTTTAGTATCTACATCACTTTGATAATCGTCATTATAAACATCTAATTTATAATTTTGAGAACCTTGTAAGAATATTGCAACTACTTCATATTTATCTTTTATATAGTTATAATGTTCTTGAACTCTTTTCATTATATTTTCATTTGTATTATAATTCATTAAAAATCACTCCTCACAAGAATCATCTTCTTCGTCATTTTCTGTACCTAATAATTTTGTAGCATCTTCCCAATTTGATTTAAACAAATATTTTACAGTATCAATAAGAGATTCATATCCTACTCCAGTTTCAAAAAGTTGTTTAATTTTAGAAATTGTTTCAGAATATCCAGCATCTTTTTCACTATATGTAGTAGGAATTCCTATAAACATTTTTCCATTATACATAAAAGCAGTACAACCCATTAAACCATTGTCATTTAATACATCTTGTATATTTTGTTCAAAAGATGCAAGAAATTCATCAAAATCTCCACCATAGTCTACATAATCCCAATAAGTATTTACTAAATCAGAAATTTCTACACTTACAAATCTTTCAAATTTAGAAAAATCGCAATATTCCCTAAGAAATTCTAAAGCAGCTTCTATAGAATCTTCTGGTTCATCTAACATTTCTGGTAAATTGTTTCTATATTTTTCATTTACTTCTATTTTTACTTGAGATAAAAGGTTATAAAAAGGTTTTACAAAAGAATAGCCTAATCTTATGAAGTTTGAAACACTTGATGTTACATAATCTTTATGATACTCTACATCATAATGCTCAAAATTAGATATTAAGTCTTTTTCGTCAACCATATCAATTATAGTATCTGGGATATAACATTTTATATAAGTACTTGTATAGCCATAATTACTAATTTCTTTACAGATTGTAGGGTCTAACCTTAAATCTACCTTATCTAAAAATTCTAAAGCTTTTCTTTCTTTTTCGTTTAATAAATTTTCCATTTTTCTATTTCTCCTTATTCTTTCCCTTTTTAAATATTTTACAAATTATATGTTCAGTATGCCATTTACCATCATTTATTTCCCATTCTGAATTAACATCTTTTCTTACTAAATCTTGTCTTGATAAGTAAAGTTTTCCATCTTTAAAATCTTCATAAGTTATTAAAGAAGCCATTTGTTCATTTGGATAGTAATGTATATATGAATCAGTTAAAGTAAATATATCTTTACCATCCTCTTCTAAAATGAACTTACTAAGTCTTTCTACACTATTAAAGTACTCAAATTGATGGCTATTTGGATTATCTTCTCTCCAGTACTCTACAGAATATACATAAGTCTTCAAAGTCTTAATAATAGGAATCATTTCGTTTTCTATTTCGTATAGTAATTCAGATTCTGGGTCATTACTTCCTGTTTCTTCGTAGTTTGAATGTTCTATTCTATAGTAAAAATTACAATGTTCACTTCTTATAGTAAGTCTTCCACCGTGGCACATACACATTTCAAAACTAATTTCAATAGGTAAATCTTCATAGTTTGCATATATCACATTACCATCAAATTTCTTAACCTTTATTCCTTCATCTTCTAATTTATTATGTATTTTAACATAAAAATCCATTTCTTTCATATTTAAAACCTCCCTAAAAAGAAATATATAATTCTTCTATACATTGCTTCATTAGATTCTAAATCACAGTCTTTTGTATGGGTTATAAATAACCCTCTATTATAAGCCATATTATGACATTTCCATTCTCTAACTAAAGAATTAATACTTCTTTTATTATTATATAATGGAGCAGCTTCTAATATATCTTTTAATATTTCTTTCATTTCTTTTTTCTTTTTTATTTTGTAAGAATCTATAATTGTTATATTATTTGGAGATACTTTAATATCTAACCCTTTAATTGTCATCTCTACCATATCATCCACCTACTTCCAATAAGATGATACGATATGATACAAACAATACTATATCCCAGAAAAGACAGCTAAAGCAAATTAAAGCAATGTAAAATGAAGCAAGACATTCATTATCTACATATTTTCTAGTTTGGAATATATATATAGCTGCTGAGATTACTCCAATAACTAAAAATATAATTCCTAAAGTAACAAACCACATAGTTATTCCTCCTCTGCTAAGCTAAATACTTCACACCAACCTTCTAAATGTGAATATTCGTGTTGTATTATTCTTGCAAGTAATCCACCACCACTATTTTCCTTTTTTTCACCATTTTCGTTAGTAAAAACACAAGTAATTTTAGCAGCTCTTTTAAAAGTTCCATATTTTTCAGGAACGCTTAAACATCCTTCTGTAGAATCTTGTTCTCCACGTTTTTCAGTAATTTCTGGATTAATAAACACTCTATCTTGCCCATTATAATGAATAACAAATACTCTTTTTAACTCTCCTATTTGAACAGCAGATATTCCTACTCCGTGTTCTGTACTATGTAAAGTATCTTTTAAATCTTGTACTAAATCCTTTACTTCATTAACATCTTTAACTTCTTCACTTTTTGAAGTTAATACTTCCTTATCCTTTGGATAAATTAAAATTTCTTTAACCATCTTTCTTTTGTCCTCCTAACTAAATATACCTTTTATGAACCATATTATTAAAGCTATGACCCACCAGTATTTCAAAATTACGAATAACATAGTAATTACCTCCTATTTAGATTTCTCTCAACCACTTTGTCATTCGTGCAATACAGTCATTAGCTGTACTTCCATCCCATTGTTTACCTTTTTCTAGTTCTGGAACATTAAACATATCCCAATAAGGTTCTACGTCATAATGGTAAGTAACTTGACCGTATGGAGTGTCTATCCCAACGATAAACATTCCGTCATACATTTTATCACTTTCTTCAAAATGTTTCAAACTTTTCCAAGCTAAATTTTTATTTTGATTACAAATCATTGCAAATAATACAGCTCTATGATGATATAGTTCATTAAATGTATGGTATCCATCACTTAATTCTCCAGCACTTCCTATATTTTCTCTGTAACTATCTATTGCTGCTTGAACACTATCTTTTGCAATATCCATTATTTCACCTTCTTTCTTAAATTCCATTTTCCAGTTATCGTATCGCAATCTACTGTTTCTACCTTTCCACATTTTGGACAAATCATTTCGTATTTTGCAGGTTCAGTAAGTAAAAATTGACCTTGATTCATTACAACATTGCATTTTTCACAAACACAAACTTTTTGAATATATCCAACTACTTCGTATTCCTCTTCTTTAATCCTCATAAATATTTACCTCCAAATCAAGAAATTCTCCAACATACTCTTTATGGTTCTTAATATATTGATATATAATTCCCTTTTTGTCTTTTAGTTCTTCTATTTTCTTTTTGCTTTTCTTAGGAACTTTAACTGTTAAATTACTGTTTTTTGCATAAGTAAAGCATCCACAATCCATTTCCCACTCAAAAGTAAAAACTAAAGAATATGTTGAATCTTGCTCTTGTATGTCTATAGATGTAATATCTTGAGTTCCTATTAGAAAATCTAAATTAATCATCTAATTCCCTCTCTATTCTATCTCCCGATTTAACAAAGATTACGCAAGGTTTGTTCTTACCACAACCTTCACATATATCCCATTGCATAATTACATCATCTTCCGTTTTTTGTTCGTCGCTTATATATTTATTAAAACAATCTAAACAAAAATCTGACATTATTATCCCTCCTAGAATTTGTCTTGTAATTCTTCCATAATTTTTTCTGAGTCCTCCACAGAAAACCATAATTCAAATATGCCAAAAGCATTATATTGCCATTCTAATCCTTCTATTGAATCCAAAGCATCTTTTGTATTTATATATTCTTCTCTTTCGTCACCTCTGATTTTTACATAAATATCATAGATGTCTTTTTCTTCATTATAATTAACTGTTGCGTTTTTAAAACTACCAATCTCACTTATTTTTTCTTTAATTTTTTCAACATCTGCCATTTTCTTACTCTCCTATTCATTTATTAAATTTAAGCCTTTTTCTCTACACCATTTCTTTAAGAAACTTCTTTCTTCGTCATCCATAAGTCTTTCACATAAACCTCTAACTTGAAGAATCTTATCTTCTCTTACTTCAATGGTTATCAAAGACGTTTCTATATCATCAGTTTTTCTTAAGAAGAAAATTGAGCACTCTGCATTTTGAACTTTAGATACATAACTTCCTACGCAATGATGTAAATTAATTCCTTCTTCTATTAAATCTTGAGAAGTTTTCGCAACAATAATAGAATAATTTTCATCACTAAATTCTAATGTTTTGTTATGTACATTCAAAGCTTCTACTTTCTTTTCTCTAAAATACTCTTGATTTAGATTGTATATTAGAACTGTTTTATCGTGGCATTCTTTTAAATGCTCTGGATATTTATCTTTAACCTTGCCGTACATTTCTTTTTGCATACTTAAACAGTCATAATATTTTTTTAATATTGAACTTTCTATTTCACTAATTCCCTGTGCATATAAATCTCTAAATAAATATGTACAAAATCTTTTGAAGTCTAAATTAAAGTCGTTTAGTAAATCTTCAAATTCTCTAAATTTATAATCTCCATATCTATTGTAACCTTCATAATTATTCATAGATGGTGTAAATTTTGAGTCATATTGCGCAAAAATATCTAAAAATGTCCTTACATAATCTATAGTATAAATATCTTGTAGCCTACATAAGAAAAGTATAAAGCTACTATTAATTTGACGTCCATATTCAGAATCCTTTTTTCTTAACTCTTTTTCGTATTCTTGAACTATTTTTATAACTTTAAGTACCTTATCAAAATTATATTCATCTAAAGCTTCTATTTCGCTATTATTTCCCCAATTACGTTTTGACAAATAATCTTTTGGATTAATTCCATACTTTACAAGATTTCTTCTAACGTTTATTCCTTCTTTGTGCATTTTATATACATCATAAGCAAAGTCTGCTGCTGAATTATTCTCGAAATATTTATTTTTAAATTTAATATCCTTTATATTATCGTTCATAACAAAGAAGTCTTTAATTTGTTTTTCAGAAGTAACTATTTTATCTTTGTTTGACTTTGGGTCTCTAATAAACAATAAATTCTCATTTGCAATAAAACACAATTGTCTTTTAATTTTACTATTCGTATCTCTTTCTATTACAAAATCACTTCCATTGTCAAAAACTAATGTAAATTTATAATTTATTGGAGCTTTTGCTTTAGGAGCTTCAGCTAATTTATTTACTTGTAAATAGTCTTTTATGTTTAACTGTTCCACGTTCTCCTCCTAATCTATTGTATCTACTACAATTTTTAACTTAAGTTTTGCCTTACACCAAGGACATATCACATATCTATGTACAATGTATCCTTTATTTAATCTTAAAAATCTTTTTAATCCTTTTTCATAAGGAATTCCTTCATTCATTATTTCAATATCCTCTTCTTTAAAAGAGAAATTACAGTTACAAAATGGACAACTTGCTGAATTTTCCCATTTAGTAACCCTACAATCCTTTCCTTTATCATTTATTTTCATTTTTCTTTAGTCCTCCTTAAAAAATAATCCACTTTTCCTATCTCTAAGCCATACTGGTAATTCGTCAATTACAAACCCTGCTGCTCCTTTATGACCTCCACCTCCAAATTGTTCTGCAAATTTAGCACAATCGAAATCCTTTGCAGAATAAATTGAACATTTGTATTTTACACCATTATTACAATAAATAATTACGGCATCATAATCATTTATAATATCTCCAAAAATCTTACTGTTAGCATTTCCAACATTTAAAACAAAGAAGTCATTCTTTTTATATTGAATTGGATAACCATATCTTTCACAGTACTGTTTTCCCCAATTATGATAGAATTTAAGCATTATATTTCCTTCTATAATTGCCTTATTAACTTTTATATCATTACTTAGTAACTCTTTAACTTCATCGTCAACTGGTGTAAGATTTTGACATTCAAAATAGACTTTATATGGTTCTGCATCAATATATAATCCATTCCAAATATCCCAACTATTTACTAATTTAATAGATAATGGAACATCAGATTTATCTTGTGCAATTCTACTTTTGCCAAATTTATCTAAGAACATTGTAATCTTTTCAATGTTTTTATTAAAATGAAACCAACACCAAGTAATTAATGTTGCACTAGCTCCAATATAAGACATTCCGTCAATTAGACCTTCTTTATAGAAGTCATCAATTTGTTGTTTCTTACTAATATGATGGTCTAATATTGTTACTGTTTTAGTACCTGCACAAACAGCTTTTAAAACATCTTCGCTTGGACAACAATCTACAAATATTACTTCTTCTACTTTAGCTTGTGGAATAAGAATATCATAAATGGCATCTTCTTTGTCATATTCAAATTCATAAGCTTTTATGTATCTAAATTTTGGAATAGGATAATTTTCTAAGTAAATATTTCCTGCTGCAATTCCATCCATATCTCCGTGATAAAATAATATCATTATTCTCCTCCTATATCTTTTGATAGCGTATTATTTAAGTAAGATGAGAAAACATCTCTTTGAATTTGTACATCTTCTTGTAAAATTTCTACAGAATTTTCTAATTCATTTACACGAATTGAAAAATATTCCATACCAATAGCCATTACTATTAAAACAACGAAGACGATAAGTAATAAAACTGAGTAAGTACTATTCTTCATAATTATTACCTCCTTTATATTTTTCTTCAAATTCTTTAAGCATTTCGTCAAGTTGTCTTTTTAATTGTCCTGAAAGACTATTTTTCTTTAGCTTATTAGCTCTTGTTAAAAAGTCTTCAAGAAATTGTGTTAAATCAAAATTATCTTCAATAAGTCCTATTACTGTAGTAATTTCTGTAGAGCTTTCATTAGAAAATAAATTTTGAGTATTTGACAAATACTTGTCATCATAAGAATTTAAAAAGCTTAACATCTCTATTTGGCTATCTATGATATAGTTTACATATTCTACTTTTTTGTTAACTATACTATTTATAATAGAAGTTAATGCTCTTGCAGAATAAAATACATCTATATCAATTGTTGACTCGTCAACTAGATTATTAAACAACTCTAAACAATAATTGTGATTTATATTTACATCTTCTTTCAAGTCTTTAAAGTCTTTTAAAAGATTATCTATAACAATCATAAATCTTCCTCCTTATAAAAACTCTTGTTTTTTTCAAAGTCTTCGTAATTATTATTACTTAATGATTCCAATAAAAGATTTCCGTGATTTCTTCTTTTTTGGATTTCATTGTCTTTCATTTTAGCAAGTAAAATATCTAGCATTTCGTCAGGAATAACTTCTCCAGAATGATTTGGAAAACTTAAGAAATTAACTCCATAATATTCTGGATATATATACAATCCTGCTTCATTGTATTCTAAAGGTCTTATGTACGCCATATTAAAAGCCTCCTATTCTATTTACTATAGTAACTAAGTCTTCAACTGCTATTCCATAAAAGCAACTAATATCTACTACTTTTTGATTAATTGTACTTCCTAATAGATGTAACTTTAAAAGTGACTCAAATTCATTTATTTCTTTTTGAGCAAATGGTAAATCATTATTCTCTATTACTTTAAATTTCATAGCTTTCCTCCTAATATGTGCATATTATATCATAGCGTGAAAGATTTGTCAAGTAATTTATAAAAAAATCTTAAGATTTTTTTTCTTAAGATTCTTCTGTTTATTATAATTGAGTTTGCCAAACCTCAATAGGTATTACTTTATTTGAATTGTAGTATGTTTTAAATTTTTCTATAAAGCTAACCCAATCTTTATCAAGTGCTTTTTCTAAAGAACGGTTCTCTGTTTTATTTGCCCCCAACTGAAACATTACGGAATTATAATCGTCTATTGTCCTTAATGGCTTCTCCCCCAAAGCTGCCATTCTCCAATTGCTTAGTTCCAACATTATTATATTACTAAATAATGTATTTAATATTTCAGAATTACTTTTGCATAAGAAGATTATGTCTCTTGCACTATCTGTTAAAAAGACCATATAATCTTTTACTTTTTCCCTTTTTATTTTATATCTGACAACTAATCTATCCATCATTGAATATCTGTTATCCTTTACATCAACGTGATAACTGCGTGTTACCACCCTGTCATTACCTTCAATTTTTTCAATTTCAACTTCAACGTCTATTGGTAGCACTTCCATCTTTTGAATTAATGCTATAGACTCCTCTTGTTCCACTTCGCTCTCCACTTTCTGGTTCCTCCTTTTTATTTTTTTTCGATTATAAAAATCTCCCTCCTTTTTTAAATTTAAACGCATTATATTATAAAAAATAATTAATGTCAATTGCCTTTCTCAGTTTTTTTAAAAGAATTTATTATACCTCCAAATACTAAGTGAGGTTTTGTCTTTATGTCAAATTCATAGTGAATTTCTACTCGAACTTTTTTTGAACTTTTAGTGTATTCAGCAATTTCTGAGTCACTCATTATTTTGAATAGCGGATTAAACTCTTCTTCAGGTTTAATCTTTAAAGTTATTTTTTCTGACAAAATGTCTTCATATTTTATTTTTTGAACCAACATCATTGAGTTTTCAATTTCTTGAACAATATCTTCTAATTTGTGTTTTAGTTTCTTTTCAAAAGACTCTCTACTGATTATTAAATTTTCTGTGTACTCTCCAGAGTTTTTCAAAAAGCTATTGCTATCTTTTAGATAATCTAACGAATTGTTGTCTACGTTTTTAAGTATGTAATTACCTTCAGTATCTTTTAAGTAATCTAATTTGATATCCATATTATCTTACCTCCTTTAGTTTATGTAGATATTTAATCATATTACTTGTTATTTGTCAAGGAATTTTAAGAAAAAAAATAAATTTTTAATAAGTCTTTAATCTATCTAAAGAAAAGATGTCGGGGTTTACCCCCGACAAAAGAGCTAGAGCTTGCTCTGGCGAAATTCGTCTGATGACACCATTACCTAGAGATTTCTTTCTGAAAAAGAAAATAAGTGACCTAGAGTTAATCGGGCGCGTGTGGGTGTGGTGTGCGAGGAACGAAGTTGGCTTTTCTATATATAGTATTTTTTTTGCATTTTTTGCCACTTTAGTTAGTAGTTTCAATGGGTTGCGAGTCCAACGAAGTTTTTCCTTAGAGCCTGTTGGGTTTGAGTACAATTTTGACAATTTTCGCCCAAACTATGTATCATAGTCGATGTAACGGTAGTTAAGGAGAAATTCTGAAAAAACACATATATTTTAAGGGGTTTCGACAATTTTATAAAAAAATGAAAAGTTATCCACAGGGCTGTGGATAATGTGGATAAAATGTGGATAACTCAAAAAATTAAGTTTTTGTATTGACAAAGTGAAAATCGTTTGTTATAATAAAAAATTTTTGTTGAAATATCAACGTTTTTTAATGATTTTTTTCAATTATATTATAACACATTCATTCCACTTTGTCAATACCGACCTATTGACAAAGTGGAATGAATGTGTTATAATATAATTTTTTTCTTAGAGCCACAAGGGCTTAGCCCTGTGGATAAAATGTGGATAACTTTTTAATGAAAAAAATGAGGTCAACTACGCGGTTTTTTGAAGGTCAAATCTTGTATCCCTACAGTAATAATGGTTTTAAGGCTGTGGATAACTTTTGCTACCTGTGGATAAAATGTGGATAACTTTTTGGTTTAAAATTTGGCTAAAAATAAAGCTTTTTAGAAACTATTTTTCTCAAATTCAGTAATACCAAGGCTTTCCGAGGTGGAAACTTTTTGGAAAAATTTTTTAAAATTTTTTTATAATATATATAGAAAGACAAAAACATAGGAGGTGGAGAAAATGGAACTAGATATGGAGCTAGTATATGGAGATGAAGATTATGAGGAGCTACAGGAGTATTTTGAACATAGAAAATATGACTATCCTAGCCCAAAGAGTATATCAGAAAGATTTAAAAATGAATATATCCCAGACGTTTGGGAAGCATTGGAGGAAACAAATGAGGAAGATAACCTTAATAATAAACAAAGAGCTCTTAGACGAATATTGGACTTATTACAAGAAATTCCATCCGACTGCAAGGATGCACCCATTAGCGAAACCAAAAGCGAAGGATAGAACAGTAGGATATCCATTTGGAATATCAATTAATGAGTTTACAAATATTCCAAGTCGTGTTCAACAAAATGACTTAAAACAAAAATGGAAATCATTTATTGTTTGGTGGGCAAAAAAAGAGCACATTGATGGATGGAAACTTGATAAGTTTGAAATAAGTTATAAATGGATTTTTGATTCGCAACGAAGACACGATGCAGATAACTACATTTTTTTAAATAAGTTTGTTGCAGATGGTTTGTCTGAGGCAGAAGTAATAACAGATGACTGTTTTGGAAAAATGTATTTAGTATTAGACGGTAATAAATATGTAGATAAAGAAAATCCAAGAGTAGAAATAACCATTAAAGAATTGGAGTGAGTTTATAATAGTTCCACGTGGAACTAAATAGAATAAATTTATAAGGAGGAATTTTAGATGAATAAACCAATAGTAATTTTAATTTCAGCAAAAGCACAACACGGAAAAGATTCATTTGCAGATGCTTTTATCAAAGAAGCGCAAGATAAATTAGGATTTAGATGTTTAAGAATTAAATATGGAGACTTTGTAAAGATGGTGGCAACTTCATATTATGGATGGAATGGAAAAAAAGATGAAGCTGGTCGAGAACTATTGCAAAAATTAGGTACGGATTTAGGAAGAAAAAATAATCCATTAGTTTGGATAAGTTGTGTTAAAGAAGTAGTTAAAGCTTTACAAACAGAGTATGACTTTGTTTTAATTCCAGATTGTCGCTTTCCAAATGAATTAGATTGGCAAGATACAGACTTCTTTACATTTACAGTTAGATTAAATAGAAAAAATGAAGATGGAACAGATTACATAAATAATTTAACAGAGGAACAAAAAGCCCACCCATCTGAAATATCATTAGATGATTATGGATTTAATTATGTAATTGAAAATAAAAATTTGGAGGATATAGAATTTGCTGCAAAAAGCATTTTAGATGATATTTTAGAGTTAGATAAAGAGTAGGAGGAAAAATTGTGGGAGGAGAATGTAGAGATAAAACAAGAAGAAGAATTTATAATTGTTGGTTAAATAATTATAATAAATGTTATAATCCAAACCACGCTTCTTATCGAAATTATGGAGCAAGAGGAATTGAAGTTTGCAAAGAATGGCTTGAGTCTTTTGAAAACTTTTATCATTGGGCTTTAAAAAATGGCTATGAAGACAATCTAACGATAGATAGAATAGATGTTAATGGAAATTATTCTCCAGAAAATTGTAGATGGGTTAATATGAAGGCTCAACAAAATAATAAAAGAACAAATATTTATATTTCATTTAATGGTGAAACTCTTACAAAAAGACAATGGGAAGAAAAACTTGGTTTAGAAAAAGGAGCACTTAGTTATAGATTAAAATTGAATCTTCCTTTAGATGTAGTTTTAACTACGAAAGAAGATTACGGAAAAAAGAAAAAAGAAGCAAAAGGAAAGTTAGGAAGAATAACTTGTGAAAAACTTTATACTATAAAACGGAGAAACACATTGCATTTCTGAATGGGCAAAAATTGTTGGAATCAGTAAAGGAAATATGAAAGCAAGATTTGACAAGAATTTATCAGATGAAGACTTGTTGAGAGGAAGGAGAGAAAAAATTGGCAAAAAAGAAAAATAATTTATTTTATATATTTAAGTTTAATTCAGACTTCCTAATTAACAATGCTTTAGGTAAAGATATGTCATATGATACTTTCCAAGCAAGACAGGATTTAAACTTAGTTGCTGTTGCAGATAATACAGTTTTTTCAGTACTAAGAAAAATAAAAAATAAGCCTTTTAATAGAGAAGATTTAGATGCACTTTATAAATTAAGAAATGACGAAAAATCATTGCCTAAGATGAAACAAAACCAAACAAAAATAGACAAGTACCAAAAAGAAATAGATGAGATGTTATTTGTTCCAGATATAGTAACTGTAAAAATGAATGGAAAAAAAGCATATAAGGATTTAATTAAACACGGTTTTTCAATAAATGGAATAAGTTTCATAAGGCTCGTTGTGTCCGCTGCTCAATTACGTAGAAATACAGTAACTTTTGTAAACAAAGAATATTTTGAAGAAATAAATAAAATATTGATGTGTGGACTAGATGGGAAATTAAAAGAAACTAACCTTGGAAAGTATTCTGCATATTATGGGTTGTTTATTAGTGCAACAAATCAAGTTTCTACTCCAAGAGTTTGTGTTGTAGAAGACTATGAAACAGACTTAGAAAACCAAGATGTAAATTATATATTGACTGATGAAAACGGAGAGGAAGTAATTAAAAGACGAATTATGAGTTTGCCAATGAATTGGTTTGATGGTATGGGATTAATTTCTCCAGCTATGTCAAAACAATGGGCAGAGGATTTAGGGTTAGATTATACCCCAGCTGGATTTATAGTTAGAGCTCCATATATAAAAGGTTTATGTGCCCCATTTGATTTTCATAAATTTGCAAAAGAAATTGCAAATACCGATAAGATAAAAGACGTTTGGGGAGCTGAATATAATGTAGATGATATAGATGTTATACTAACAGTCTCTCAATTTAAAATGTGGAAACAGTATGAAAACTGGCAAGATTATTTAAACTATTATAATAAATACGACCATCATTGGGGCGTATCAAGAGTTAATAAAGAATCAGATGACGAATTTGTTTTGACAAATTATCAATACTTACAAACATTAGATTTAACTCACGAAGATGTTGACAATCTTGTTGCTCCGACAATAGATTGGATAAACAGTATAGGTACTGGAGATTTGATGAATGTTTTATTATATTTATTAGGTAGTAGAAATGATGAAACAGAGGATGCAGAAGAAATTTTTAAAGAAGTTCAAATGGATTTTGTCAAGGGTATTATGTTAAATCCAGAGTTACTAAAAGATGAATATGTTAAAAGTCAAATACTTAAAACACTTAAGAGAAAAATAAAAGATGCAAAAATAGGAAGAATTTGGGTTAAAGGAAATTATAGTTTTCAAATATCTGACCCATATGCACTTTGTGAATGGGCATTTGGGTTACCAGTTAAAGGATTACTAAATTCTATGGAGATGTATTGTAATTTTTGGAACGGTAGAACGGACAGTAAAAAAATTCTGTGTGATAGGTCTCCATTAGTAGATAGTTCAGAACATTTGGTAAGAAATTTAGTAACTAATGAAAAAATGGAAGATTGGTACCAATATTTGTGGAGTGGAATGGTAAATTCAATTTGGGACGATTCAGTAGTTTATATGAGTGATTCAGATTACGATGGAGATATTATTTTTTCTACAGATAATGAGGTAATGATAAATTCTGTACGACCAGATAATCCCCCTGTTACATATGCAAAACGTAAGGCACCAAATCAAAAACTAACTCAACATAATTTGATAGCAAATGATTTATTAGGATTTGGTAGTCAGATAGGACAAATAACAAATGTTGCAAGTTCAATGTTTTGTAAACAAGCTATGTTTAATGAAGAAACTCCAGAATATCAAGAAGTAGCAAAAAGATTAAAACAAATGAGAAAAATACAAGGAGCTGAAATAGACAAAGCAAAAGGCTTAGCAGGAATTCCAATGGAAAAGAAATGGAATCACAAACAAAAAATAGATTACGAAAATGATACAGAAGAAGAAATAAAACGTAAAGAATTTGAAAATAGAATTGCAGTAGATAAGAAGCCTTACTTTATGAGCTATATTTATCCTCAATTACAACAAGATTATAAAAAGTATGTAAATAAACATAATACAAAATGTTTAAGATATACAGGTAAAACATTAAATCAAATTTTTGATATTCCATTTAATGAAAGAACTGAAATGGAAAAGAAAATGTTATATCAATATAATAAGTATATGCCTTTAATGAAAAATGATTGCGTTATGAATTATTTATGTATGCACGTTGAAGATACAGATTTCGATTTAAAATACTTTAAAAAGAAAGAAGATTTCGATTGGACTATGTTGTTAAATAAAGAATACGAAGTAAATAAAAGAAGTGCTCTATGCGCAAGAATTACAGATATTTTACAAAGATATAAGGATACAGAACAAGAGATTGCATATTCAGTAAACAATTTAATGGAAGTTTCTACTTCTTCTAAAGAATTAGATGAATACATAAAAGATATGAAAAATGTTAATCAAATGTATTTTTTAGAAAAAGAAATAGAACATATTGGTTTACCAAAGGATGAAATATATAATTATTTTGTTTATCTAATATATGCTAAATTCAAAAAAGGTTACCATATTTTATGGAACATCTTCCCAGAACAAATATTTAAAGCAATAAATAAAGGAAAGATGATTGTCCCAATAAAAGATGAAGATGGAGAATATCATTATTTTGGAAATACATATTCTTTTAAAGTGATGGATTTGGATTTAGATGAGGAGGAGAATGAAGTATGATTATTTTTGATGAAGTAGATTACGCAGAAGCAATTTTAAGAAATGGTTGCTCAAAAAGAAACGTTCTATTAGACTTTAACATCCTTGCAAAATATTATATGTATTATATAGGATTAAGCGAACAGGGCACAAGAGAAAAAATGCTTGATGTATTAAAGAACTCAGAAATATATATCCCAATTAGCTATTTAATTCCTAAAATTGATAAAGCAATAAGCTATGCACAAAATGATAAATTAAAGACAATGGATGCTGTAATTGTATATCAAGAAGAGTTAGATGAAATTGATAAGCTACCAGAGGAAGTAAAAGATTTAGCGTTTGAATATCTATTCTTGTCAAAATGGTCACAAAATGAAAAGGGGTTTTACTTAAGTCAAGCAGATGCTAAAAAACTTTTAGGAAATGCGTCAATGAGAAATGATAAGTTACAAATGCTAAATTACATCTTAGAAAAAGAAGGGTTTATAAAGTTTGTAGATACAAAAACAAAAGAATTAATTAAAGTACTAAAGAAAAAAGATAATGGAACAAAAGTGATAGAAGTAGAAGATTTTTATCATCCTACATTATATTATAGAAGATACCTTGGGGAAAAGATTATAAATTGCGAGATTTGTAATTGTTTAGTTAAACCAAGAAGTAATAAACAGAAATATTGTAAAGATTGTGCAAAGACTCAGAAGCTAAAACAGACTATGAAGTCAAAGCGAAAATCTGTTTTGGAAGAAAATAGAAACTGACAAAATACAGCGTGATTAAAGAGGATTTGCACAAGCCACGCAAATTTTAATATATGAATAGAAAGATAAGCAATTTCTATTTTAGAAAAAATTTTAAATATATTTTAGAAGGGAGTCATTAATTATGGCAAAATCAAAAATTACAGAAAAACACAATTTAACAGCAGAGGGAGTACTAAATATTACAGGAGACAAAATAGTTCTTGAAGTAGAAGATTTAGGAAGTAGAAATTTAGCAGCAATGTTAAAAAACTTTGATGGAGAATTAGTTAAAATTGCTGTAGCAAAAACTACTGGAATTTTAGCAGAAGATGCTTTAGAAGTAGAAGATGACGAATAATAGTGAGAGGCATAGCCTCTTCCTATTATAATAATTTTAGAAAGGAAAATACATATGAGCCTAGGAAGAGAAAAAGACGAATCATTATTAGAATACAAAATAAGAATATGTAGTGAAAGAGAACGATTAGGTTTAACTTGGGACGAAGTCGCACAAATTCTTAATGAAGAGTATAAAGAAAACTTTGGAGAGTCAAAGTATCGTAAATGGTGGTACGCCTTTAAAGAAGGAATGGATTATGTAAGCAATGTTGAAGCTGAAAAAGACGAGGCTGTAAAAGAATATGTTGGAGAACAAAAGAAAGATTTTCAAATGTTGAAAACGGGAGAACAAGCTTCAACTATAATTACGAAATTAAATAGTGAACAACTTAAAGACCCAAATTATCTTTTAAAGATACACGGATATGACCCAAATGAATGGGAAATAACAAGTGCAAAACAATCAGTTTGGAATAACAGTTTAGATAGTGAACTGTATAGTTCAAAAATAACAGTTAAACCTAGAGCTGGATTTAATTGGGACGAAGAAAATGTTAAAAAAGTCTTTGATAAAGTTACAAAAGACGTTGATATTTTACAATGTGAATACGCTAGAATAATGCAACCTGATGAAGAAATTCCTGTGCAAGACAAAATGTTATTAATTGGGATAGCAGATTTGCATTATGGATTACTTGCAAAAGATAATCTTAGTGAAGAATACAATATGGAAATTGCTAAAAAGAGATTTAACGATATATTAACAGACGTAATAAGAAACAAACAAGATGCTAAAGATATAGAAAAGGTTGTATTATTAATAGGAAATGATTTCTTAAATGCAGATAACTTACAAGGAACAACTGCAAGACATATGACACCACAAGACCAAGAAACTAATTGGTATGAAATGATAACAAGTGCAACAGAAATGTTAATAGATGGAATTGAAAAATTAAGATTTTTCTTTCCAAAGATTGAAGTTATTAATGTAAAAGGAAATCACGACGAAATGTCAATGTTTGGAATTATGCAAACATTAAATGCTTATTATAAAAATTCATTATCTGTAATAATAAATACAGATAGTAGATTTAGACAATACATAAGATATGGAACTAATTTAATAGGTCTTTCACACAATGAAAGAATACAAGATGTTCCAAAGATAATGGCAGCAGAAGCTGGAATAAATTGGGGAGAAACAAAATATCATTGTTTCTTACTTGGACATTTACACAAAAAACAATTACTAGAAGATGACTATGGTGTTGACATAAGAAGAATGCCATCTGTAACATCTGCGTCAGCTTGGACTGCTTCGCAAGGATATTGTGGAACTAATAAGATGAGTGAAACTTATGTCTTCGATAAGAATAAAGGTTTAGTAGAAGTAATTAACACAATAGTTGAATAAAAAAATTTTCCACACGCCATTTGGGCGTGAAGGACGCGCGGCGTCGCATAGCGACAGCCGTTTTTATATATTCGTGTAGCTCAGGTAGCAGAGCGCTAGTTTTGGGAACTAGAGGTCGTTGGAGCAAAGCCAGCCACGGATACCAATAAAAAATAAAAATAAGGAGGAATTTTCAAATGGTATATAGAAAATTACCTAAAGTTGTTGAGTGTTTTCGCCTAGGATATGATGAAATACCTAGATGGATGCAAGAACAAATAAGAGCAAATAACGTAAGCAATATTGATGCTTTCCTTGAAAATGTAAATGAAACAGTTAAGATAAAAACACTTGAAGGAGTAATGAATGCAGTACAAGGAGATTATATAATTAGAGGCGTAAAAGGAGAAATATATCCTTGTAAACCAGAAATATTTAAAGAAACATATGAATATGTTCCTCTAAGACATATTGTTGAAGGTGACGAATTAGCTGGAGTAACTATTTATTTAGATGAAGCTAATTATTTAGGAGAAGATGCAGGAGATATTATAGTCTTTGATGAAACTCACAAAATAATTAGTACAGCAAATGAAGATGGAACAGTTAAGAAAATATATTTATATGATAAAAATGGAGTAGAAGCAAATACAATAGTATTATATGAAGATGGAGAAAGAAAACTTAATAAGGTTATTATTCCAGAAACTTTTACTACAGTTACAAAAATTGATGATAAAAAAGTTGCCTATGAATTCCTTAGAATAGAAAGAGAAGATGAAGAAGTTTCTGAAGAAGAACCTTCTGAAGATTTAGGAGAAGAAAAGGAATAATATTTTTGAAAGGTGATTTTTGATATGATAACAATTTATAAGATAGTAAGTAAAGATACTAACAAAATACTTATTGGTTGTTCAAAGAAAAAGACGCCTGAAGAGTCATTAAGATATTGGATGAACAATTGTACAAAAAAAATTTATGCAGATTATGATATTGCTAAAGATGTTAAACAATATGGTAGAAAAGCTTTCTATATAGAAGTTATAACAACTGTACCAGATGAAGGTGCAAAGGAAATAGCAGATAACTACATAGATACTTATGATTGTTTAGAGCCAAATGGATATAATAGAGGTTATTTAGGAATTAGGAAATTAAATCCAGATTATTATAAGAATAGAGAACAAGAAAAAGAGAATGTTGTACTAAATTCAACAGATGAAGATTTATCTGTTGGAGACAGAGTTCTAATTGAAAGAGAAATGAAAAGTCTTTATGGATTAGATAATTTGGTAGAGCCTAGTTCAAATAACAATTATGCAACTCCAGAAATTATAAATGGATTAAGAATGTTGGCAGATGATTTAGAAAAATATGGAAATATAGATGTTTTATCTGTAATTCCTAAAAAGTTAGATTCTGAATTAAATCGTTATGGGAAAAATATTGAAAAGGTCTTAGAAACAAGAGCTTTAATTAACCCAGACAAAGAATATTCAATAGTTCCAGATGGAAATACTTTATGTATAAAGTGTGGAAGATATAGGTCAAAGGCTTTAGATTTCTATAGTCACATAGATGAAACAGCTACATTTGATGGACAAATTCATATATGTAAAGATTGTTTAGCAGATTATAGTGAACAAATTTATAGTACTTGTCAAAATCCATTATATACAATGATTTCTTTATGTCAATTGGCAAATATTGCATTTATTCAAAATGTAGCTGAAAAAGCAGCAAGCCAATGGACTTTAAATAAAGATAATCCTAGAGAAATTGGGAAATATTATTTCTCAGAATTAAAATTCGTTTGGATGAAACAAAAAGAAAATCCAAAAACAATATTGGAGTTCAGGAATAGTCATTTTGTTGGGGATATATTTAGTTTTGAAACATATCATCCTTCAATGCCAAAAGTATTTATAAAAGAATTAAATCAAGGTTTAGTTAAAGAAAAACTAAAAGATGAAAAAACTACTGCTGAAAATATGGAGCAAAAGTGGGGAAGGGGATTCTCTACAAAAGAATATGAAGCAATGGAAGAAGAATTTAATAAGTTAGAAAAATTCTTAAGTAAAAAGACAGATATCCATATTGAAGCACTAAAAAAATATATAATTTACAGTTCTAAGGAAAAAACTGCATTAGCAGAAGGAAAAGACCTTAAAGAAGTAAAAGAATGGAGTGCTTTAGCAGATAAAGCTGCTGAAAATGCTCAATTAAAAGTTAAACAGTTAACTGGTGATTTTGGAGATGGAGTTGATAGTTTTGCTCAATTAGCAGAAACTGTTGAAGAATATTATTCAGCAATTCCAACGTTACCAAAAGTTAGAAAAATGCCATATGATGATATGGACTTTTTAATTTGGCAGAATGTTAACTACATAAGAAGATTAGAGGGTAAACCAGAAGCTTCTTATGAAGATATATATAATTTCTACGATGAAGAATTGACAAAGAAAATGAGAGATGGCGGAATGACAGACGACCAAATTGCGAAAGCAAAAGATGAAAGAAATGCTGTATTCCAAGATTTATCAGATACTTATCAAGAACCTTTATGGTTGTTACCTACTATGGGGGACGATGAAGAGGAGGATGAAGAGGAGTAATGACAGAACAAGAGATTCAATTGAAATTAAAACAATGGAATCCTAATAACTTTGCTCCTAAAAGCCCACTAAGAAATCAAATATATTATGAACATTTTATAAGGAATAGTCATAAATATGCAGAATTAATTAGTTGGCTTAGGTTCTACCCTGATATATATTATGATATGATAAGACCTCAAGGAAAGAAAAATGCTTTAATATTTGATGACCATCAAAGAATGCAATTAAGAATATTAGCAAGATTTTCTGACCCTTATTTATGTATCCCTCGTCGGAACTGGTAAAACAATGCTTGATGTATTATATTTATATTTCTTGGCAATTTTTTATCCACGGAATACAATTAAGTATTACCTCTGGAACAAAAGAGCAGGCAGTTAATATTTGGGCAGATAAGCACAGAGAAGTTATAGGATTTTTTCCTAGTTTAAAAAAGGAAATAGTAAAACAATCATTTGCAAAAGATACTGCTGAAGTTATATTTAGAAATGGCTCAAGATGTACTTCATTACCTATAAATCAAGCATCTAAAGGACAGAGACGTCATAGAGGTAGTATAGAGGAAAGTAATATTATAAATCACGCAGACTATGAAGATATCGTAGCACCGATATTCGTAGTTCCAAGGCAAACTATGGGTGGAAAATCTGACCCAGAGGAACTAAACGGTCAAATTGCGCGATATACGACCTCTGGCTATCGTAACTCAGATGAATTTCAGGTTATAACGAAGACTGCTGAAAATATGACAAACTTAAAAGGCTCTTATTTATTTGGGGCAAACTGGATGTTACCATATAGATATGGAAGGTTAGCAAAAACTGGTGTAAATTCAGCAAGAGAAAAAGATGAAGTTGCCTTTAGAATGAATTATCTATGTGAATGGGTAGGTTCAACAGAAGGAGCTTTAGTAAGTGCAAATGACTTAATGGCTAGTAGAACATTAAAATTTAATGACATATTTAAAATAGCCGATATAAATAAAAAAGACCCAAGCACAGAATATGTAATGGCTGTGGACGTTGCAGGTACTGGTGAGAATACGACATCTATTGTAGTAGGAAGAATTATAAAACGTGAAAACAACACTTTAGATAAAGTGCAAGTTGTAAGTTGTAATACAATTCCTACATCTGGTGATTTCTCAGAAGATGCAATTTTCATAAAAAAGCTATTTTATGCTTATGGGGGAAGCCTAGATTTGCCTAAATCTAGGGTAAAAGCAATAGTAGTTGATGCCAACGCTATTGGACAAGGTTTAGTACAAGAGTTAATGGAAAATCACTTTGACCCAGAAACTAATACAAATCTCGGAAGCTTTGACTTAATGTTTGAGAGTAAAATTACAAAGAAGCCAGAGAATAAGAACAGCCCTAAAATTGTATGGGATTTGATAGTTAGTGGTAAGCAAAATGACATAATCGTTAACTTTATAAATATGTTTAAAGGTCATCACGTTTTAATGGCTGCAACATTTGATGCAATCAAAAAAGATGTAATAGACGATTTAAACAAAAAAGGAAAGAAACAATACGAGTTATCAGACTTCTACGGATTAAATTTAGGAGTAGAGATTGAAGATATTGAATATCAATGTAATCAAGTTTCAGGGTTTATTAATGAAATGGCAAACCTAAAAACTGTAGTTAGTGAAGATAATAAGAGTTTGAAAGTAAAACAAATAAAAAGAACAATCAACAAGGATAAATTCTCTGCAATTTCTTACTTATTATATTACGCAAAGATGTTTATGGATAATGAAGAAGTTGAAGAAGAATATGACGTAAGTGACTTAGTGTCAATAAGCTATGGTGCTAATAATTTTGGATATAGTTATTAGAACTTTACAAAAAATAAATGGAGGGAGGATAGCTACGCTGTGGCAGAAGAAAAGAAAAATGAAGAAGATTTGACTTGGGAAGAGTATATTGGCGAATTAAATAACTATGCTCAGTCATTAAAATATAAAGATGCCTACGCTATGAGAGACGACTTATTAAATAAAACAGCATCTGTCTTCTATAATAACCTAAGTAGTGAGAAAATAGACGAACTTGGTGGAAATGAAAAAGCTATGTTCTCTATTAAATCTGTATTGAAGAAATTAACAGTTGACACTCTAAATACAGCTGACTGGGGAAGCTATTCTCCAATATATAGTGAAAATCTTGCAAATAGTATGTATCCACAAAGTGTGGAATATACTAGAGAAAAAATAAGAAATCTATTAAAAGATGCTGAAAAAAATGCAGACGAGATTAGGTCAGCTACAGAATTTGTTAGAAATAATATTCTACAATTTGAAAGAGTTGAACAGTATTTTATATCTTTATTTAGTTTTAAATATTATTTATTACCTAAAAGAGATATAGATGAAATACCTAACTTTGAAAAAAGTAAAAAAAGAATTTATACATTCTTAGAATCTCTAAGAATAAGAGAACAATACCCTCGTATGGTCGCAGACGTTATTAAAAACGGATGTGGCTTTTATTTATTTAGCAGAAAAAGTAAAGATTATTTCGACTTCATAAGACTACCAATTGACCAATGTAGGATAACAAATGTTAGAAGCACATTTGGGGTATGCTTTGAAGTAGATGCTTATTATTTTGAAGATTTATATAATATGGGACAAATATCTCCAGAAATATATGATTATTATAGAGAATTAATAGAAGATAAGATGAGTCCTGCTGAGTTAGACGAAAATGGTAATGTACTAAGAAATCCAGATGGAACAATTAGAAGAAAACCTAGAAGTAGAGTTAAGAAAGCAGAACGTAGAATGTATATTCCAATTAGTCCATTACACGGTTGTTGTTTAGTTGCAGACCCATATAGAGCTACAAAAGTACCTCTACTTGCTGCACTATTACCTGACTCATTGGATATATTAGAATATAAAAATATACAAAAACAAAAATCAATTTTGGAAACTTGGTGTATTATACCTCAAATAATTCCTTATGATTCAGTTGAAAAGCCAAAAGTACCATTACAATTGGCTAAACAAACAATTGCAGCTTTACAAAAATCTCTACCTCAAGGTGTTATCACATTTAGTACACCATTAGAGATTTCAGACCCTATCACATTACAAAATAGTAATACTCAAGACAATATTACAGGTCTTGGAGAACAGAACTTCTTTAGTGCTGTTGGTATTGCAGGTAACGTAATGGGTGTCGGAGAAGCTAAGAATCAAGCAGTAATTGATTTCTCTAACTTAACAGACTTTAGTTTTGTTGGATATCTATATAATCAATTTACAACAGTTACAAACCTATTAATTGAAATATATGTAGGAGAAAAAGATTGGAAAGTAAGTTTCTTTGGTAACTTCTATAGAGATAAAACAGAACAAAAAGAGGCTTTGAGTATATTCACATCTGCAAACTTGCCAGCAGAATATTTAGGAGCAAATCTTGGATTTGAACCACACGATTTTGAAAGAATGTTACAAATGGGAGAAAAATCTAAACTAAAAGATATTATGAAACCATTAGTAAGTCAATTCCAACAAAGTGGTGGCGGAACAAATGATGAAAGCAAGAAGAGTAGTACGGTAACACAAACTACTTCTGAGGGAGGCAGACCAGAGAAAGATGTTGAAGATTTAACAGAGTCTGGTCAAGCAACTAGAGATACTGACAAAAATGCAAATTCAGAAGGAATGTAAAATTATTTGAAAAGGATGGAAAGGAAATGTATATAAAGAATTGGAAAGAAGAACTTTCTAAAGATGAAGTTTACCTTTGTTTCAGTTTTCCATTGTTCAAATTCTTAGAAAGACATCAGGTTTATCCTGTTGCAAAAGATATACATAAAACAACAAATAAAGTGTTTACTGTATTTATAAAAAATGAAAGATTACAAGAATTATTGAAACAATGGACAGACAATAGACCAAATAACTCTAAATAGATTAACTTATTTTAGAAATGGTAAAAAGGAGGAAGTATAATGGCAGAAGAAGTAATGAATTTTGAAATTCTTAACTATGCTGTTAAGGATTCAAATGACAATTATGCTATTGTTCAAGCCGATGTAGTTAATGTTGGAAAAAATTTCAACCAAACTAATTTTAGCAAAGAAGCTATTAAGGCTGCAATTCCTACTATACTAAATACTCCTTTAATAGGAATATATAATGGTATAACTGACGATTTTAAATCACACGCACATACAGAATCTGAACAAAGACAAACTTATGCTGTAGGTGTTATACCAGAAAGTGCAAATCCACATTTTGAAATAAGAGATAATGGATTAGAATATTTAGTAGTAGATATAGTTGTTTGGAAAAGTTATTTCCCTCAATTCTTCCATAGAATGGCAGAAAATGAGAAAGATGATATTAAAACAACTATTAGTATGGAAGTCTTAGCAGATGAAACTGAGAAGATGGAAGACGGAACAATAGATATTAAATCATTTAGATTTGTAGGACTTTGTTTATTAGGAGCAGACGTAAAACCTCGGAATTCCAGACGCTGGATTAAGAGTTATTAAGTTTGAACAAAACGAAGATTACAATGTATTAAATGATTATTATAACAAATATTTAGAAAGTAACAATCAGATACAAGAAAAAGAAGAATTTGCTGCAAAAGAAAATATTGCAGAAGAAGTACAAGCCTTAGTATCTGACGCTCAAAAAATTATAGATGATTTTAAAAAAGCTCACGATATGAGCAATGAAGAAGTTATTAATTTTAGTCAATCTTCTAATGAGGTTGGCGAAGTTATAAATACAAATATTAAGAAAGGAGAGAGCGAAGAAATGGCAATTAAAAAAGAACTTGACAATAAAGAAGTAGCTGAAGAAGAAGTAGTAGTTACTCCAGAAAACTTCGAAGCTGAAGATTCTGAAAAAGAAGAAGAAGTAAAAGAAGTTGAAGAAGAAAAAGTGGAGGAAGAACACTTCGAAGAGAAAGTTGAAGAAGCTGAGGAAGAAAAAGAAGACAAAGCTGAAGACGAAGAAGACAACAAAGAAGAAGACAAAGAAGAAAAAGTTGAAGAAGCTTGCGTTGCAGAATGCGAAATGGAAGAAATGTCAAAAGCTGACAGAAAAACTTTCGAAGCTAGAATCGCTACTTTAGAGAATAATTTAAAAGCTGTTAAAGCAGAACTTAAAGTTGCTGCACCTTTCAAAGCTTTATATGAAGAAGCAGTTGCAAAAATTGCTGAATTAGAATCATATAAAGAAGATGTAGAACTTGACAGATTAAAAGCAAGTAAAGAAAGCTATGCATCTACTTGTAACTTCGACGCTTTAGAAGATGAAGATAAAGAAAAAGTACAAGAAAAAATTGATGATTATAAATTCTCTTTATATGACTTTAAAGCATTTATGGCTGATGTATTAAAAAGATATTCTCGTAAACAAGTTTATTCAAATATGGAGAAAATAATTAGTTATTTCTCAATGAATGACTCTGAAAAGAAAGCTGATGAGATAGATTTACCATCAGACAAAAACCAAGCAGATAGAATATTAGATAAATATTCTGATGTACTATAATTCTTAATTAAAAAAATTAAAAGAAAGGATGAATAAAACTATGAATTATATTTGTGACGTAAGAGATACTGCACCAGCACTAAACGTAGTTAACGTAAAAGCTGAAGACGAATTAAAAGCTGGAGACGTAGTAGCAATCAACACTTTAGTTGATGATGAAGAAAATAGAGAAGTTTATAAAGCAACTATGCCTGCTGAAGGAGACATTAGATATGCTATTATAGTAAACCAAGGAATCGAAGAATTAGCAGATGGAAGAAGACCAGAAGGACAACCAAACTTTACAAGCTTTACATTCAAAGCTGGAACTGTATTACACGCTGTAATATTAGGTTATGCTCCAATCCCATTTGTTATTGCTGACAACCAAATTGATGGAACAGCAGAAGCTGGAAAATTCTTAGCTCCAAAAGCTGGACAACATAAATTAGCTGTAGTAGATGCTAAAGCTGATATAGCTACATTAGCAATCGAAAAAGTTAATGTTGAAATCCCTATGGGTGGAATGTTCGGTATGGGTGTTGAAAAAGCAACATACGCTACAATTCTTTAATATTTAATTTATAACTTATATTATAAATAATTTATAACGAAGGAAGAGAAGACGGACTAATTAATTTTAGTTCGTTTTTCATAAGGTAAAAATAAAAATACAAATTATAAGGAGGATATATCTATGAACGATATAGTTAGAGATTCTGCAAAATCAGCTAACGCTTTAATTACTTTCAGCGCAAATGATTCTGCAAATAAAGACCAAGACTACAACGCAATGGTTAGCGCTGTAACAAATTTAGTAAGATTTGCTTGCAAAAGATATGGTGGAGATGATTATTTACCAGTTAAATATTATGAAACAGGTAAAAATGCTGATTACCAATTAACAAACGAAAAAACATCAAAAGCATTATTCACATATGCAATTGACCAAGTATATGGTATAGATACATACCAAAACAGTTCAGAAACAAGAAAAAATTTAATAGTTAATGACGAGAACGTTAAAAAATTAGCTTTCGCTATCGTTCTTGAAGCATTAGTAAACGTTGTTGCTGACAACGAAGTTGAAGACAGCTTATTATTTGCTGATATCAGAGACTGTGCTCCAGAAAATTCATTAACATTCGAAATTGACAGCAAAATGATTTATCCAATCCAAGAAAGTTCTTATGGAGCTAACATTGGTAGATACAACACAAGCTATCAAACAGCTATCACATTAACACCAAAGGGAAAATCATTAGGTGTTCAATTCCCATTCCATATGTTAAGATTAGGAACATATGATTTCGGTAGAGAAATGGCTAAAGTTGCTATATCTTTCAGAGCTAGACAATATGCTGATATAATCAGTGCAATCTTCTCTGTAACAAGCGCTTTAACACCATTCTATGAGACATCTTTCTCAGCTGACAACTATATGATAATGGCTGACAAAATCAGAGCATTAAACAGCGCTGAAGTTCAAGCTTTCGGAACAAACATTGCATTCCATACAATAAGCAATAACGTAACAACAGGTTATACAGTTCAAGACGAAAAAGTTAAAACTGGATATATTGCTGATATCTATGGAATCAAAACAAACATAATTCCACAAGCTATCAACACTATTACTAGTGCATTAGGAACAAGAGTTCCAAACAACAAAATCTTATTAATCTCTGGATATGACGGAGATAAGCCAGTTAAAATGGTAAGAAGTAGAGTTGCAAACGTTATAACAAGAGACGGAAGTACAGAAAAAGGATTAGATAGACAAGAATATCTAGTTCAAATGTTCTGGGATTGCGGAATTGCTACAAAATCTCACTTCGGTATCCAAGAAGTTTAATTTGAATTAAACTAAAATATTTTTGAAAAGGAGTTTTAGATAATGGCAAACACAACAAATAAAGGGGCAGCAGCTAACTCAGCTGCTGCTTCAAATGATAATGAAGTAAAAGAATTAAAAGAAATGTTAGCACAAAAAGACAAAGAAACAGATGAATTAAAGGATATGATTAGACAATTGAGTGAAATCGTTAAGGCTTCAACTCAAGCATCTAGTCAAGTAACAACTACAACAACTACAGAAAATGAAATAGCTGATTTAGTCTATATTAATAATAATAGTATTGGAAAACAAATCCTTTCTACTGATAGATTAGGTCAAAATTCAATAACTATTCAACCATCTGAAGTACACAGACCAGTTGAAAGAGATTATATTAAACAATCTATGAATATTCCTCAAATGAGAAAATTATTTGAGTATGGAATCTTATCTTTTGAAGATGACAGATATTACAAGATTTATGGTATAACTAAGAAATTTGACTTATCAGAAGAAAATGTACTTGATATGTTTAGTGTTGAAAAAATAAGTAAAACTGCATCTCAATTAACAGAAATGTTTAGGAAAGATGAAGCAAGTGCTTTACAACACGAACTATGCTATAAAGCATTAGATTTAGTTTCTAAAGGAAAACTTCCAATGGAAGAAACAAATACTATTAATGTTACTTTAAACAAAATCTTTTGTTCAAAAGTTTCTGTTTCATTTAATGATTTACTTGCAAATTTACCATACAAACGTGGTGAATTTTAATAGCCAATTGAAATTAGGGAGGTAGTTTTATGACCAAGTTTGAAGAAATTTATGAATTGGCTACTATGATAATGGAAGACGAGAAAATCAAACAGGCTCCATTATATAAGAAATACTTAATCCTTTATAAATTTCTACAACTATCTATTGGACATTTTAACGCAAGATGTTTTAAAGACCTTAAAACTATTCAACCTTATGTCTATAAAGAATTTAATTTTACAGGTGATGGTATGGAAACTGAGTATATACTTAGCGAAAGTGCCTTCACTGTAGATACTCAAATTTATATAGAAGTAGAAACTGAAAAAGGTTCAGGTGTTTTTGCAGAACTACCAGAAACTGATTATTCTTTTAAGTACAATAGTGCTGAAGTAACTTTTAATAAAGCTATTAATAATGGTTTTAGTTGTCATATTGTTGTTTACAGAATAGGTTACTTTTTTGATGATTTAGATATAGAGGAGAAAATCATCCTTGCAAGAGGTATGGTTGTTCCTTTCATTGAAAGTCAATTACAAAAAGAAAGTGTTATGAACCATATGGTTTATGGTACTGGAGCTAAAATGTATTCACAAGCTGAACATTTAAAACAATTAAATACTATATTAAAAGATACTAAATATGAAGTAGAAGGTATAATAAATGCCTATACTTATGAAAGCAGTCCAGAATTAGAACTAAATAAACGAAATACTCAAACAGAAAAAACAAAAACTTATGAAAATACTCTAGGCGATTGGGGGTAGATAATAATGGCAAAGTTATTAACTGCTACCGAATCAACTCCATACCTTGGAGCGTCTAGTTTACAGAAAAACTTTAAATCATATAGTAATACTCCATTTAGTGGACATTATACAGAAGAAATTGACCAGAATATGGAAAAAGTAAGAGAAAGCTTTTTTAGGAATCCTCAATTTCAAACGGTCTATAAAAATTTTAACTATGATGAACCATTATGGGTTTGGATTGGAGAAGGAGATTATGATTATAAACAGGTAGGTTATCAAAAAATGTTCTCATATCCTTATGATGAATATAAATTTGATATTGGTGATTATATTACTTGTATTTATAACGATATAGAAACTACTTGGTTAATCACATCTATTCTTAAAAATCAGAAATATAATGTTATAGCACACATAGAAAAGACCAATAACAGTTTGAATTGGATTAATGATTACGGGAAACTTATATCCCACCGTTGCGTAATTAATGATAAATACTTAGAGGCGTCACCTCGGAAGATTCCAAGTTATTGCTGCGGAAGGTAATTTGTTATTGACTACTCAAAGAAATGAAGACACAGCTGAAATTACTTTAAACCAAAGATTCGTTTTTGGTGGTACATCAGGAAAGGTTAAAGGACAACTGTATGAGGTTTATGCGTTTAAAACGTTTATGGACGATGAAACCTGCAATGAAAAATTGTTAGGTCTTGAAATGAGAAGACTTAATAATAATGAAGGTACTGATGATTTATATAATAATATAGCTAATATATACAAGAAAGATTGGTATAAGATAGATTTGAACGAAGAAGACATTACTCAAGCAGTAGGCTTCGAAAAGCAACTACAATACCAAGTCTATAAAGATAATGATATTATTGAATATCAAGTCGAATGGGAAAGTTCAAATCCAGAAGTTGCTAAAGTTGATGAAAATGGAATATTATCTATCGTTGGCGTTGGTAAAGCTGTAATTACTTGTAAGCTATCTGAGAATGATGAAGTTAATGCTTCATTTATTGTTTCAGGTATTCTTAAAGAAAAATTACCTCATAAAGAGGAATATGTTATCAACCCATTGAACTTAGATGTAATTCT